GCTCAAGTCCATGCCGGAGGGCATCACTACCGAGCAGGTAGCTGCTGCTGCTGCTCTAGCTACTGAGGCCACGATGCTTAGCATCGCCGCCGCCGCCGCCGCACCTAGCACGGCAACGGCAACGGATACCGCCGAGGCATTCGCCACGGCATCGGTACTCGCCACGGTCTGACCGTGGCAGGAGTTCGGCCGAGCATGTCAATAAAGTAACACTTTATTGACATGCTCAGTAGAGCTACTAGCGGCAACGCTAGTGGCTCTACTGAGCAACAACGCTCTAATATGCCATAAGGAGGCATAGTGCATATATTCGCTACAACACAGGACGCCGCCATTGATGTCATCGGCATCATTGAGTGCCTCACGCAGGAGGCCATGCGAGCGTGCCAGACCACGTATCGGGGCGAAGTGGCAGACCCCGATCTCGTCAAGGATCTGGCTGAGCGCATGGGGCGCTGGGCATTGATGTTGGCAGAGTACGCCGACGACATGCCGCACACGGATGAGCAACGTCTCATGCAGCGGCTCAAGCTTGAGCACAACAGAGGTGCTCACGGCTTGGGTTCGGATAGCTACTGGTTTGAGTCCGGTTGCCCTGAGTGCCAGAACGTCAAGCAGTTCGACATTCTCCTCGCTTCGGAGTAGTCCAAGCGTGGGCGGAGTTTCCGCCGCTGAGCATGTCAATAAAGTATTACTTTATTGACATGCTCAGTAGAGCCACCAATAAAGTAACACTTTATTGGTGGCTCTACTGAGCATTCCGCTCTAATATGCTTAGGAGGCATACGTCATGGGTTACCGATCAACATGGCAAGAGGACGAGGCCGCTCGTCTGGCAGAAGCGGCAGACGTAGCCAGAGGCATCTGGCTCAATGGCTTCCCCATCGGGGACTGCCAGACCACCTCTGGCGAGGTGGAGTACCCCCACGGTCGTGGGGGCAGGGGGTACAGGGTGGTAAACACCACTCACTCCGCCCACGAATGCCGTCGGCAAGGACGGTAGGCGGAGTTTGCGGTACCTGAGCATGTCAATAAAGTAACACTTTATTGACATGCTCAGTAGAGCTACTAGCGGCAACGCTAGTGGCTCTACTGAGCATCAACGCTCTAATAATGCCATAAGGAGGCATATCATGAACACCACCACCCAATCGCCACGCTGCAACGACACACCGGCGGTCGTGGAGGCCGCTCGTCGAGCAGTACGAGAGTGCCTCGCCGCCCGTGAACTCCGCAATCACTCCGACCGCCTTGCCCACGCCCACAACGAGGGGCTGCACGGCAACGACCCATCCGGCTACTGGTCGGAGTCGGCGGCGGAGTTTGGCTGCTACCTCTGTCAGAATGCCAAGGAGGCCAAGTACATCGCTGACACCGCAGCGTGCAGCGCCAAGTACGCCGCCACCATCAAGGCCGCACGGCTGGAGTACAACGACGCTCTGCGTGCGCTGGGCTACGAGGCACTCTACTGATGGTGTGAATCCACGCCAGCCACCTTGGAGAAGCTGAGCCATGCCCCTCTGTCCTGTAGACAGGACGGGGGCAAGGTCACGCCCGATAGGTGGCACCCATACCCATACAGATCATATGGGTTGGGGGCGACATGCCAATAAAGTAACACTTTATTGGCATGTCGTTCTCAACAACATACAACGCCTGAGGAGGCAACATGGAATACACAACGCACAAACTGGAGGCGTGCTCGGATTGCTACTACGCAACCGAGTACGGCACCGATGCCATTGACGACCTCACCCCTGAGCGTAAGGCTCGCATTGATGCGGGATTCGCCAAGTGGAATGCCGATAGTGACGAGCCGGTGCTCGTTACTGGCGGAGACGAGCACGGATTCGTGTGGGCATCATGTGAAATCTGCGGAGACTTCGCAGGTATCGAGGCGTATGAGGTCATCGCAATGTACCCCAATAAAGTAACACTTTATCCAACAACAACAACAATGCCTGAGGAGGCATCACAATGAGAATCAATAGCTATGTCGAAGCGGTAAGCGCCCTCAAAAAGGGGCGACCGAATCAAGCCAGCCGCAAGGTTGGAAACAACACCTACCTTGAGGAGGACATCATCAGCGAGTGCATCCATCTGCGATTGCACCGCACTCGCATCATCACTTGGTGGGCAGACGGCCATATCACCGTGCAAGGTGAGAACTGGCAGACGAACACGACCCGTGACAGGCTCAACAGCTTCTTGCCGGTGGGCTTCTACATCAGCACACGGTTGGTGACTACATGGAAGGACAGTCAGTACAACTGGTATTCCAACCCGAGCGTCGGCCGTTACGACCGCCGTGAGTGGATTGTCTGCAAGGTGGGCAGCGATGAGTTCGTCAGGCATTACGACCGCATGGACTTGTCCTTGTGGGACGACCTCGTTGCAGAGCAGCAGGCCACGGACGCAAGGCGGTTGCGTGCCAACGAAGTACAGCGCCCCCTTGTCATTGCTGCACGACGTGCCGCTCGTCAGGGTGAGAAGGCAGAGGCAGAGTTTGCCGAAGCGGCGCTGGATGCCATGTTCGCTGCCGATGAAGCAGCAGCCGCCGCCCGTCGTAGTGAGTGGGTATCGCAATGATACGCACAATCGACACCGACCTGCTCTGTAGCGTGCCGGATATCGCCGCAGACGCTGGCGTGACCTCTGCGGCCGTGAGCAACTGGCAGAGGCGCTACAGCGACTTCCCCACGCCGGTCTACAGCAACGGCGAACGCCTCAAGGTGTGGTATTGGCCTGAGGTGACTGAGTGGTTACTGGCACGCAACGTCGATGAGGGTCGGGCTAGTAGCATGGCAGACGTTGACACCGACGTGCTGTGCGGGATACTTGACATCGCATCATTGGCAGGCGTAAATGTGAACTGCGTGTCGAACTGGGGTAAGCGTCATGCTGACTTTCCTAGAGCGTTGACGTGCAGAGGGCGCATCGGGGGGACGTTGGTCAAGTTGTGGTACTGGTCAGAGGTATCATCGTGGCTCTATCAGAACGGGAAGATATGAGAGACCCCGACCTTGACTGGATTGAGTGGGTCGAGTACCGTGACGATCTCGACCCTTACAACGATCAAGTAATACTTTATTCATCAACAAAGGAGGAAGTGCAATGAAGTGGAACCGCTACATCGAACAGTCCGGCTGGCTTCGTCGGCTCACCAACAACGGGGCGTTTGCGTACGACGAGCCAACCGTAACCATTCCACTATCGTGGTTGGGGCTGGAGGAGCATGAAGGCAATCCCTTCATGGTGAACCCTGCGCTGATCGCTGCGGATTACGTCGCCATGCAGAGTATCAAGGAGACAATCGGTTCGGTGCATACCGAACAGCTCCGATGCTCACTAGCAATGAAAAGGGCATCAGAATGAGTACACCAGCGCCATATAGAAGGTATGAGCAGGGGTACTGCTCGTCGTGCGAAGAGTGGCTCCCTCATTGGGATATCACTTACGCAGATTGGACGGAGGACTACCCCCGTGGGACGTACCTCTGCAAGGAGCACTATGAGGAGCAGTTTCCTCACGAAGTGTGCATCGTGTGCCGTACTAAGCACGATGCCCGTGAGATGACCCCGATGGGGTTCTGGGACGATGAAGAACTGTTCTTCTGCGCCCCCTGTATCACAACATACCCAACGCCTGACAAGGAGGCATCACAATGACCAATGAGCAGCAGACCGCACACAATGAGTGTGACAGCGTATACAAGGTGTGGCGTGAGGCAAGCGATGAGCTGGCGGCCGCACAGTCCAGCTTCATATCAATGCGTAGCCTCATCATCAATCTCAACAGAGAGGGCGAGTGGGAGATAGCAGACGAACTGCTTGGCGCTTGCCGAATCCTCAAGGAGAAGCGTGATGAACTGCGCTTCTTCCATGACAACGTGGCACAGCCAGCAATGTCGGCATCGTTGCAGGAGTTTTCGGCGCTGGGCGGCTCACGATGAACCCTCTCGCAACATATACCGTCTGCATGGTGGTGTACGTCATTGTTATGGCGGCGCTATGGGCAGAACCCAAGATCAAGAACCAATCAAGTAATACTTTATCCAACAACAACAACAAGGAGCAATACCGTGCGTAATCCATTCAGAAAGAAGAAGCAGACAGTCGCCCTAGTGTTCCCTAGTCAGCTATGGGTAGCTGAGGACGGCTCATATGGTACGGGAGGCATCATGCTCCTACATGGTCTGAGCGCTCTCAAAGAGCATGAACAAGATGCTCTGCTGCAACTCATCTCAGAGACACAGGACAACGACCGCTACAACATGACCCAAGCAACTCTTGAGTACTGGGGCTACGACTACGCAGAGTTGGTGCGGGAATGAGCATCCTCATCGGCACAGTACAGAACCTGCTCACAGCAGCACACCAACACGCCGCCCCACTCATCACCATCATCGGGGTGTTCTTGGTGTGCAGGGCAATCGCCAAGCAATACGACCGGAGGTCACAATAATGCATATCAAACTCAACGGCGACTGCTACCCCATCTTCATTGATGAGGAAGCGTGCGATGTTGTAGACCAACTCATCTTCGCAGCAGATGAGGCTGGCTACACGCCCCCAAATGACCAGCCAGTAGGAGAGTGGGCAGAGGATGCCGCACTCGTAATACTCGCCCGATATACCGCCATACCATCAAGTAATACTTTATTCGACCCAAAAGGAGCAACACAATGACCATCGACTACGACGCAATGGACAGCTACGGCAGAACCCTGCTGCGAGAAGTGGCAAACTCCGCCCGTGACTACGACAAGTGCCAAGCTGAAGCTGCTGAGTTCCAAGCAGAGCAGGATGCACTCATCATCAAGCGTGACTTGATGGTGCAGAAGCACGCTGCGGCTGACCTGCGGCTGAAGTACGCCTTTGATGCGTACAACCAGCACCTTTCCGCGATGAAGTACGCCTTTGATGCGTACAACCAGCACCTTTCCGCATGGAAGCAGGCCGACTATCTTGGTCACGACTACACCGACTGCGACCATTGCGCCAACTGTGGCGCTGAGCAGTACGAGGGCGACGACTACTACGGGGGCTGCGCCACAGGACACAATGCCAAGGAGGCAACACAATGAGTACAACAACCACGCCAGCTATCTGGAAGCACTACCACAACATCTTCGTCACAGCAATGGAGGGGGGCATCAACTATTGGGCTGGTGTCAACAACTACCATTGGGCTGAGGACGGGGTCGATGACCTTGAGTGGTTCTCCGCTGAGGTGTTCGATGACCTCGCAGCCGAAATGGCTGACGAGGGCGAGAAGGTCAAGGTCTACACGGTCAACCGTGCCACCATCACCAAAGGGTGGCGCTTGGCAACCACCACATTCCGTGACACGATCAGTTGGTCGTGCGGCAAGCCCCCTGTCGTCTGGAACGAAGATTACGACTGGGACATGGATGCCAGCGATGCCGACTGCATCGTGCAGCTTGGCCTCTTCGGAGATGTGGTGTACGGATGACCCGTGAAGAAACACTCATGGATGCCTACAAATCCGCCTTCGCCGCCGCCTACACCGCCGCAGTTGATGCCGGTTTGATTGCCCACAACGCCTACGACGCTGCTTACGCCGCCGCCCACGCCGCCCTCAAAACCGAACTAGACAGAATCAACAAGGAGTACACGAAATGACCGATCAAGAGTTTGCAGCCAAGTGCCAAGCCGACTGGAAGCGCATTGAGGTACAACTAGCCAATGGCGTGATGCTTGCGACAGATGTCCTCAAGATTCTCCAAGAGAGCTTGGATGAAGTAGACAACGCAGACCCAGCTCTTATTAGAGAGCTAAACCGCCATTTAGTCACTAAACAAGGAGAGCAAACATGAGCTACGTCATCGTAGACGCAATCAAAGGGGAAATCCAGTACTGGTCAAACAGTATTGGGTGGGTCAGCATCCATGATGCAGACGTATTCTCCGACGAAGAACAACGCACACTGAACCTTCCCTACGAAGGACACTGGCTAAAACTAGTAGGAGAACAGCAAAGTAATACTTTACTCAACAACAAGGAGAGCAAGTGAACATCAACGACCAACCAATCATCGTGACCAACCTCACAGAAGAGGAGGCCAGCAGCGTATACCACTACTTCCACCGCAAGTTCGGGTGGGGAGGCTACCACTTCGACTCAAGCGACATTGCGTCAGCGTGGGAATATCAGCAAGAGGTATACAACAACGGCCTAGTTGCTGGCGGTGAAGCCCCCATTCGGGACATCACCGAAGAAGACATCGACAACATGCTCATCACTCGCGACTGGGTCAAATACCTGCCCGACGCACTTGGGTTAGAGGGAGGCCAGTTGGTGCAAGAAATGGTAGAGGGATACATCAACGAGATCACAAAGAAAGAGGCACAGCAATGATTCATCACATCGAAGTAGTCACGGTGGTACACCACAAGTACATCATGACGGTGGATACCGATCAGCCACTCTGCACCGTGGAGGAGATCATCAGGGGCATCAATCCACGCAATCTTCACCACTCATACGAAATCGCCAGAGCCATTGATAATGTCGTCAGCGGTGACGGCGATCAGACGCGTGGCAAAGAATACGAAACCGAAGTCGAAGGCATCTACATCCAAGGAGACAAGCAATGAGAGAAGTTAGATCGACAAACAGAAAGGCAATCATGCCCCACCAATTCATGCAACTCATCGACGACTTCATGGACGAGATGCTTGAGAACTACCCACTCTCAACACTCGGCCAAGACTACGACGGGCAGCTCGTTATCTATACAGGCTTGCTTCTTGACCCAACCGACGCCGACAAGGTCATCCCCTTCGATGAAGAGGATGACTTTCCAGAGGGGGAATCATGACCACCACCCGACAAGCAGAGTTCATCTGCTCCCTCGTAGAGGCAAGGTATCGCACCCTAGGGTGCGATACCTTGGACGAGGCGGTAGCCAAGGTGTTAGCGCAGGCTGACCTCTTGGACACCAAGGCAGCAAGCATCCTCATCGACCGAATCAAGAGTTTGCCGCCCGACCCCGATAACGATATGCCCGCTAAGGTCGCCGCATCGGTCAAGAACGGTCGTAACAGCCGCAGCCAGCCGTGTGTTGATTGCAACACAATCGTAAATGCCGGTGAGGGTTACTACTACCTCAACAATGGCAAATGGGATATCGTGCATAAGATCGACCAGTGTGTCGAAGCGCACCTCGCCCCCTCTCTTGAGGCTGGCTACGGCAAGGTGTGTGCTGGTAACAACGGTTGGCCGTGGGGCGCAAAGTGACCGCATTCTCACCAACGCCAACGTCATTCATTGTCTTAGGAATAGTTGGATTCATACTATTCATAGGGGTATGGGTATTCGCATTCTCCGTGGCTAAGCACAAAGAGAATCAGATGACACCTGAAGAACTTGATGCTGCGTCACCATTAGGTATCAAACCCAGTCAAATGGTGGCAGCAGCATTCGTAGTGAGCACGATCTACTCAACTAATCAATGGTCGAAGCAAGACAAGATTCGCCATGAGAAGATGATTGCACTAAGAGAAGCACAAAGTGAACAGCAACACTCTGACCCGTTCGGGTCTAGCGGCCGCTACTAGCAATAAAGTAATACTTTACTCAACAACAAGGAGCATAACGTGTCAGTATTAGATGACCTGTTTGCAGGTCTTACCCCAGCAACCGCTGCTACCACAACGGTTGCCACTCAACTCGCAGTGCCTAAGTTGGCACTCCCACTCAAAGACTTCCAAGAGGAAGCAGTAGAGCACGCTCTACGAGATACCGCCAACCATGGCTACGCATACCTCGCCCTAGACATGGGGCTTGGCAAGACACCATGTGGTCTGGCTATCGCTGCTGCCTCAGTAGCCGCAGGCCAACGACCTGTGCTGGTAGTCGTGCCACCATCGCTTCGCATCAACTGGAAGCGTGAGGCTGCTAAGTTCACGCCATGGCTGACAGTCGAAACAATCCAAGGCACTCGCCCCGAAGCTGGAGTTTCCAGCCTGCCCGATGCCGACGTGCTTATCATCGGCTCATCTTCGCTAATGCCTGCCAAAGCTACCAAGGCTGATATCGCTGCTGGTGTTAGAGCGCCTATCGGCTGGTATGACCTGATGAAGGGCAACATCAAGGGCTTCATCGTTGACGAGGCTCACTTCTTTAAGAATAAGTCGGGGCGCACTAAAGCCTTGAGGGATATCGCTTCCACGACTACTGGTATCCGAGTGCTGATGAGCGGCACCCCCACTCCCAACGGTCGCCATGAGGAGCTTGCCAATCAGATTCATATGCTGGGGCGCAAGGCATGGAATGACATTGGTGGCGAGGGCGTGTTCTGGACACGCTATGCGCCCCAACACTCATCTGGCTACGGTCGTACAAGTGACGAGTCTGTTGCTCTGTACGAGGCAATGACAGCCTCTTGGTACTTCCGTCGCCTCCGTGGTGATGTCATCGAACTACCCAACAAGGGGCGCTCAATGCTTGCCATTGAGGGTCGTGGTGCGGCTGTCAGTGCATACAAGCGTGCCGAGAAAGACCTCATCTCATGGCTAAAGTCCGAGGGTAAGGATGCCCGTGGTGCTGCAAGGGCTGAGGCTCTTGTTCGTTTGACCACTCTACGTCGCCTAGCTGGTGAGGCTAAGGTGCAGGCTGTAGTAAGCCATGTCAAAGATCTGCTTGACGAGGAATCGGGTGGGGTGTTCGTGGTAGCCGAACACCGCAATGTGATGGACGGCCTCTTGATGGGGCTGTCATCACACCACCCGACCTCAATCGAAGGTGGCATGAGTGACAAGGAGAAGCAGTGGAACATTGACGAGTTCACATCAGGCCGTAGCCGTGTGCTCGTTGGTCAGATCGTTGCCGCTGGCGTGGGACTCACGCTGCACGGTGATGGTAGGAACCGCCGTGAGGTTGTTGTCCAACTCCCTTGGACTCCAGCCGCCCTCATGCAAGTAGAAGATCGTCTCCACCGCATTGGCCAGACCAAGGATGTGGAGATCGAAGTGTGCCTAGCAGCAATCGAAGGCACACTCACCATAGACGAACGTCTGTGGGCAATGCTGGAAGCCAAAGCATTCAGCGCATCGTCCATCACCGATGGTGAGGGACAGTTCCTACTAGAAGAAGTACAGGGCGAGTTACTTGACTCGTACCGCTAACCAATAAAGTAATACTTTACTCAACAACAACCACAACCAAACAAGGAGTTCGCAATGACAAGCTGGTGTATCAATAACTTAGAAGTCATATCCGATGAGGCCACTCGTAAGAGCATCCTCGCAACAGTAACAACTGTGCCGCCAACTGTTGACGGTATCAACAACGAGGGTCAGGAGGCATACATCTTTCAGAACCTGCTCCCTTGCCCAACTCGCCCAGAAGCTGATGAAATGGACGGATACTATTGGAGGATTGCCAACTGGGGAACTAAGTGGGCTGACAACAACACAGAGATCACAAGCATGTCAGACGACGACCTTCAGTTCGTCTTCAGCACAGCATGGTCGCCCCCCTGTGCAGGTATCCAGAACATCTCCAAGAACTACCCAGATGCTCACTTCATCCTGACATGGGAATCCAGCGAGGATTGCTACATGGGCGGTGCTGTCTACAAGGCTGGCGAGACTCTTCACGAAGTGACCATCGAAGGGGACGATTACCCTCAGTTCGACGGGGACTTCGCCAGTGAAGAAGACGCTGACTCGTACCAAAAGTACGCCGACGACATGTGCGATCTTCGTGACCGCATCCAAACCGAACTGTGGGAAGTAACCCAAGACAACGACGAAGGTTGCGGTAAGTGGGGCTGCAAGGACTGCTACCCCGATGACGAGGTGACACAATGACCAACGTCGCTAAGCAATGGATAGTCGTGTTCGGTAGTCCCATCGACGGGCTACGTTTCCACGGTCCTTTCGTAGACACAGCATGTGCCTGTGATTACGCAGACAACGTGCGAGATGAACACGGCGAGTTCGGGGAATACTGGATCGCCCCGATAGAAGTCCTTCCCCATACGGCATGGACGTACACCAGCTAGTAACCGTGACATAAGTCACATATATATGAGGGGGTATGGCTTGACTGTCATACCCCCTCTTTGTAATACTGACCTCTCAACAAGTTCTCTACAACAACAAACAGGAGCAATACCATGGCTAACGCCTCAGCCCTTCGTAAGGGTATGCAAGTAACAGTAACATCCGGTGTGTACGGTGGCCGTAAGGCAACCGTCATTGACCCAACCGTCATCCCCGACGGTGACCCAAGCGGCCTCCAGCGCCGCATCCTCATTGAGATCGAAGACATCGGTGAGACTCACATCTTGCCCCGTCTCATCGACATCGGTGACTCCGTGGCAACTCGTCGTACCGACAAGGATATGGCTGCTCTTCGTACCGACCAGTACGAGGAATTTGCGGGGCGCAGTGCCAACCGTGTCTTCCTTGAGAAAGCAGAAGCTATCACCGACCCAATGGACAATGCGCTGGATGTCTTCCGTCCAAGCCGTGACGTTCTCAAGCGTTTCGTTAGTCGTACGGTGGCTGGCGGTATGACTGACCTTGAGTACCTGCTCGCCATTCGTGACGACCGTAACAGCGATGGGTACAGCCCCAACGTGGCATTCGTTGGTGAGACTCAATCAGGCAAGACCATGCTGGTGCAAGCGCTCGCTGTTCTTGCTGCCGACCGTGACGGTCTTCCCAAGCCATACCCAGTGTTCACACTCAACGGCTCGTCTGGCATCTCGTCTTACGAGTTGTATGGTCAGACCACTGCTGTAGAAGTCAACGGGGGCGAGACACTCGTATGGATGGAGGGTCTTGTGCCCATGGCACTCAAGTGCGGTGGCTTCCTCTACCTTGACGAGTTTAACGCTGTGCCACCATCACAGGCTGTCGCTATCCACCCCATCACTGACGACCGTCGTGAGTTCACCAACTACCAGCGTGCAGTCCCCGATGGTCACAATGGGTTCCGTCCAGAGATCGTCAAGGCTCATAAGAACTTATGGGTTCTTACCACTATCAACCCCGGTTACAAGGGGTTGCAGACGTTCTCTGAGGCATTGACCAACCGTTTCGTGTGGTTGGAGTGGGACTACGACGAAGAGGTTGAGAAGATTCTCATCCCATCCGTCACCGTTCGTATGATCGGTGAGGCGTTGCGTACACTGCGTGCTCATCGTTCGATCACCGTGCCAGTCGGTACGTCTGCCTTGCAGAAGCTCAATAATAGCTGTGCCCGATATGGCGTGGACAACGCTGTGTGGAGCTTCACCGCTATGTTCCCACCGAACGAGCGCCCCAAGGTGACAGCTACCTTGGAAGCACGTGGCTTCCTTGACCTGCTCAAGCAAGAGTTCCCCGACGAAGATCGCATCTTTAAGGGTGCTGTTCCTACTCCGGTAGTCGAAGAAGAAGAAGCCAAGTCACAGCTTGACTGGCAACCAGCGTTCTGACCTAGCCAATGAGATGAGTGAGTCAAGTATTACTTGACTCACTCATCTCATCAATGTTACGTTCTCATCAACAACAACAACAACAACAACAGCAGAGGAGGCCAATCATGGCCAAGCAAGATACCAACAACAACTACAAAGCCAAGCGGGGCTTAGGAGGCGCAGTCACTCGTCAGCGCCGCCGAGCCGCAGATGGAGTTCGCGCCGACAAGGATGCGTTCTGGGCAAGCAACAGGAATGCTGCCATTGACGAGCTAGCTCGCAATCAACGAGAGTTTGAGAACCGTGCCGAGATGCTTCGCAAGCGCTTCATCCGTGGCATCTTTAACTCCACTATCTCCAACTCAACAGCCGTGACACGTTCACGTGGCTTGACCGCAAGCGTCAGAGCACACGTGACCGAAAACTGGTACGGATTCAGCGCTTACACTGACTTCTCTTCTATCACCATCAACTGGCCTGAGAAGATGCTCCCTAAGAGCGACACCGATCACAGCGCAGTGTTGGACTCCATTGCTCAGATTCGTGGAGTGTACTTCCACGAAGAGGGGCACATTCGCTACACGGTTCCATTCACTCAAGTGTCAAACTCAGTCTATAACTCAGCGCAACCACCCGAGTACAGTGACTATGTGCTAGTCAAGACTTGGAACATCTTGGAAGATCAGCGCATGGAGTGTGCAGTAGTTGCAGACGTGCCCCGTATGGCTACCTACTTCACTCCAATGGCTCTCAAGATTCTCCTACAGCGTGACACCCCCATTCCAAGCAACGATCTCCGCAGGGCATATATCTTGGTGGCCGGTCGTACCTACCTTGCCGCCAACGTCCGTCAAGAGTGTGCAAACGGATTCGACAAGCTGTGCGATGGTTACAACGTACCGAACGGTGCTGCTACTTGGTTTGATATTGTTAGCCGGTATAAGGCAGCAGTAACCAATGCTGATCTGTACTCCATCATTGTCGAAGCTCATAAGTTCCTCTGGAGCATCAACGACACGACAGGTGATGGGTACGGCAACGGTGACCACACTAGGCAACGTGAGAACCCCAACGCAACGCCTGACAAGGGTGCCACCCCCACTGACCCATCGGATGCTCCATCAGATACTACTGATAAGGGTGACGCAGACGATGGTGATGCCGGTAACGGTGACGCAGACGATGGTGACGCAGACGATGGTGATGCCAAGGGTGACGGTGATGCCAAGGGTGACGGTGATGGTGATGGTGATGCCAGCGACGACAATGACTCCAGCCCCTCACCTACCAAGGATACCTACGGTGATGATTCCGGCAAGCCCGTCGAACGTCGTGACGGGGAAGAGCGTGAGGCTCCAACCTCGTTGCCAGACGGTAGTCAGTCCAACCACGGTGACGGCTCGCATGTCTTCAACAAGGATGCCATTACACAGGCTATCGAAGAAGCTATCGCTGGTGCTGACAGTGCTGCTCATAATGACACCGAGGTTCTTGACATCTTTGAGAACCTTGGCGAATACGACACGACCTCATCGCTTCCTGAGTACGACGGCTATGTAATAGACATGACAGATGCAGAACTGAGCCATGCCAATGACATCACTGTCGGTATCCAGAACGCCCTTGAGACGTACGTGTCAGCGTCGTCACCTCAATGGAGGACTCACCAAGAGCGGGGGGCTATCCAGCCTCTCCAGTACCGTACCAAGGAGATCGGCTCGCAAGAGTTCCATCGGTACCTTGAGGGTAACGGTAACACTGGTCTGGACTTGCATGTGTCCATCTTGGCTGATGCGAGTGGCAGCATGGGGTACCACATGACCGAGCTTAGCCAGTTCATGTACGCTGCGAGAAATGCTTGCGAGTCATTAGGTATCGGTATCACTCAGTCGCTATGGTCATCCGAAGGTCAGAACTACCGCATCTGGAGTTCGGGGCCTAAGCCAGAAGTGTTCCCTGCCATGGGCGGTACAGAACCCACCATGGCGTTAGATGACCTAGCTACCCACAACCCAGAGGGTGCAAACAATCACCTTGTGTTGGTCTTCACCGATGGTGAATGGTCATATGAGTTCCCTAGCCTCGCTAGGTGGTCAGCCCCCGGTCGTAGCATCATGTTCATCCGGTACGGTGGTAACTCTGATAAGAGCATGGGCGCTGATACTCATATCAGCATCAATAGGGTCAGTGAGCTAGGTGAGCAGTTGACCTACGGCATCAGCGACGTGCTAGCCTCGTCTAGTCACTAAATAGTCTCCCTCTGGGGCGTGGGAACGGTGGAGTTGTTGCTGCCTAGTACCTGCCTCAGGGGGATGCCCCTCTTATATCTATGAAGGAATATGAAATGATTATCAAATCAAGCAAACTACACAAGAAGCACAAGTATGAGTCATGCACTCTCTGCGGACAAGAGTTCACCATTGGCACTTGGACAAAGAGAATCAACAACAGGCATGACGAATGCCCACCTACACAAGAAGGAGAATCATAATGAACACATCCGCAACCGACCTCACCAACGCAGCCGACCGCTGCGATGCCGCCGATGAAGCCGTCCGCTCCGCACGTTTGGTTCGTGACTCAGCAGAGGACGCATACAAGCTTGCCTGCCGCCTCTACAAAGATGCGCGTGAAGCGGCAAGCGCCGCAAACAAGGCGTACTTCCACACAGCGAACGGCGTTGTTGGCAAGTGATAGTCCTCGCCGCCTATCTCTATGGTGCCGACACCCTCGTTGTGCTCCGGCAAGTGTTATTCCTCGCCGCATATCTCTGTGGTGCCGCCATCCTCGTTGCGATCCGGCTTGCGCGGTACGTGCTCCAGCTGCGTCGTGAACTCGACACCGCCTACGACGCCGCCGACGCCGCCCTCAAAACCGAACTAGACAGAATCAACAAGGAGAATCATAATGAACAGAGATGAAGCAATCGTCGCCGCCGTAGCCACCTACAACGCCGCCTACGACTCCGTTGACTCATTCCTAGATGCCGCCAACAAAGCCGCCAAAGACGCTTATAACAACGCCAGCGATGCCTTCAACGCCGAACTAGACAGAATCAACAAGGAGTACCCAAGGGCATGAAGTTCCAACGCATAGACAACCCGAACAGCTGGAACCGCTTCCGTTACGAGATCGTGGTGGACGGCAGGGTCGTGGGCACCGTCACGCAGCTTGACAAGGCCACATGGAACCGCAGCGCAATATGGCAAGCCAAGATCGGTGACCGCATTGGTCAGGGCAGCACCCGCTCACTCGCCGTCGATTACGCACAGGGCCGGGGGCGTGATGAGTGAAGACTTCGTAGAAGAGCTACGTGACTGGGGTGACATCATCAACGGGTCAAAGGGTTCTGCGGTAGTGGTGTTCGTGTCGGGAGACTTACTACACGAAGCGGCATCAGAGATCGAACGACTACAGGCAGAGATCAAGGTTCTACACATGGCACTTGACAGTAACCATAACGAGGAAGTAGGGTACCCAGAATGAGCAAACGCATCAAGTTAGAAGTGTGGCAACAACCACTCACGTTTAAGGACCCCAACGTCACTACCCTCACCAAGGCTGAGCACAAGAAACTCACCAAGAGTCTGGATCACCCCCTCACGTGGAAGAAGCGTGCGGAGAAGGGCACCACCGTTCAGGCCATTAGTAAGTCTGAGACTCTTGGCTCTGGCATCAACAGTGGCATAGAGGTGTCACAGTATGGAATTGTCTAAGACGGAGAAGGAGTTTGCTAACCTGTGCAAGCAGATTAGCTTGTGGCAGCACTTAGCAAACTCCTTTGAGGATATGTACAACGAAGCCCAAGCCGACCTACTATCTGCTCTAGGAATCATTAAGGAGATAACTAATGAAACAGAGTGACTGGCCGGTATATACCTGTTCGATATGTGGTCAAACCATATCAGCACCCACTAAGTACGCACCTAGTTGCGAACACGTGGGCACAACACATTCCGCACACAAGTTGACTGTTATGAGGCAACTAGAGAAGTGAGGTACTTGTACCAATGGCAGGTACGAGTAGAGAATCGAATATCATTGATAGTCCATACATTGGCTAAACACACTAGAAGGAGCACAAGTCGTGGCAACAAAGAAATATAACCCAGAAGAGCAGAAGTGGCCTAAGAAGAACCCTGCTATCACAGGTAAGCATTGGGACGTAGAGGACGTTGGCAAGGTGACCAGTTACGACACGGTACAGCAGCACCGTGACGGTACGTGGGTCGTGGAGTACATGGTCGGCAAGACAATGACCATCGGCTTCATGCCTCTTGACGAGTTCTTCGACAAGAGCACCCTGTTATCCCCATGGCTAGGCAAGAGAGTTTCGTGACCTTCGTTGAGGGTGCCAAGGGCTTGACCTTGGTGGGGGGCAAGACAAGAGCGAAGCGTATCAAAGGCCGTCATACCCCTTGGGGCATATGCTGGGTGATGGAATCGCCCCACTCAGATACCTATCCAGCAGGTGACCCCTGCATGAACGACCGTGAAACGCTAGTGGAGATCATCAACTGGCAGAGAGAGGAAGGGTGCTCATAATGTGGTATAGTACTGAGGACACATATGATACAGGTAACACCGAGGCCCATTATAGCTACGGTGACACCTTCCATAGGTTGCATATTGAGAAGTCCGGTCACGGAAAATGGCTGGTGCTCATATGCGTGAAGTCACCACCGCGAGATGAGTTAGGAAACTTCTCTTTCGACTTCTGGCCTGACGACGACGAATGCCGTTACACCATTAAGGCATCCTCATACCTAAAGTCCAAAGCATCGGCACGTGAATATGCCAAAGCTATGGACGTATTCTGTTACACCAATGATGATCCGTCGTAGGAACATACATATGTGTCACTAACAGTAAAGATACGCACATGCCGTGTGCATATCCTAAACAAAGGAATAACGAATAAATGCTAAAGAAGATTGTAGTTACCGCAGTACTTGCTAGCACGTTAGGAATGCCGCTGGCATCGCCAGCGCAAGCAGTAAGTTCATTCCCATCTGTTGAGCAGCGTCAGGCGTGGGAAATGCCCACAGTCCGTACCTGCTACAACAAAGAGTTAGTCACACTGGCATACTACGCAGGCTGGGAACCTAAGGACATCCCCAAGGTCATGCGTATCATGTACCGAGAGAGCCGCTGTACGGCTACTGCTCGCAGTCGTACACACGATTCGGGTCTCATGCAGATCAATGACTGTAACTTGAAGTGGCTTCACACTACTTCAGCAGCATTGATGGACCCCTTCACCAACCTGTATGCAGCACACCTTGTATACGTTCGTCAAGGGTGGAAGGCTTGGCGAGTTAAAGGATAAGGAGTTTGCGGGTCGGGGCATCACGGATGGTGTATTATCTGTGAATGTCCCCTCTTCCCCTAATCCTGTACGTAGGTTCAGTCTTACTGTTCCTATACGTATGTAGTAAGATACCTAATGACTAGAGGGAGGGGGGTCTTCCCCTCCCTCTTTCATATCCTAAGGAGCAATAATGATACCTAAGAAGCACAGTCTCATAATCATTGGATCTGTCGGTGTAGCTGTGCTGTGCGTGGCTCTGTGGGTGTGTTCGGGGTCGCCTAAGACTTCGTGCAGTCCCCCTCCTTCGGTTATCCCTACCACTACAACGTGGAAGGTGCTCCCGACTACCACTACGGCAGCTACCACTACCACCACCAGTGTCCCTGAGACGACTACCACAACGATCAAGAAGAAGACCGTCAGTACTCCCGTATCGACTACCACTACAAGCACCACAACTACGGTTGTAGTGGATGTCGGTACCCCACCGACCGTTCCAACCACGACAACGACTACGTTGCCTCCTCCAACTACCACCACCCCCGATACAACGCTTCCTCCTCCCACTACGACGAGCACCACAGTGCCTCGTAAGGATGATGACGACAAAGATGATGGTCATACCAAGTACGGATTCCACCACAAGGTTGTGAAGCACAAGCGTTTCTCGTAGGCTGTAGTTACAGCCCCCGAATACAGGAAGGGGGGCCGCAAGGCCCCCCTTCTCATATCATATGAAAGATTAGAGTGTCGTTACCGCTGGTTAAGCCGATAGTAGAAGTGCCCCATGGATTGAAGCGCTACCGTCACAGAATGCATAAGTGCAGGTGTGAGGTATGCCGCAAGGAATGGGCTAACTACATCAAGGGATACCGACTCACCAAGAGGAAGCGTAAGTACTGAGGAAGTTCAGCGAGGCTTCAAGCTCTCAAGATAGCCGATGAGCTTTGCGGCCCCGACAGCGATATCCCTAGTCTTTACATTCTCCAGCAATGCTTCCTGATTCTCCTTACGGAAGGATGGGTCACGAAGACGGTTGATGTTAGAGATCCAATGAGAAGCTTTCTTGGCGAGAAGGAATCCCTGCACCCCTCCCGTACTCCAATCCTTGTAAAGGTCTGAGTATGAGGGCATATGGGCAGCAACAAATGGTATTCCAGAGGCTGCGTACTCCAGCCCCTTCAGGTCACTCTTGGCCTCGTTAAAGGGGACATCGTGAAGTGGTACGAGACCAACCTCAAAGTCAAGAATTTCTGGGTACCTGTCAGAGTTGCGACGAGGGGATAGCCTATGAACAAGAGAGTCAGGTATTCCAAGCTGGGAAGCAAATGAAGGAGCGCCTTCACCATCGCCAGCGTGGACTATTTTGATATCACCACGCTCAGCCATAGGTCCCAATACCCCTTTGAGGGTCTCAACGTCACCACTACGGTGTTGGGTAGATCCAACCCAACCAACCTCTGGGCAGGTCGTGTCGGTGATACTAACCGGATTAAACCTATCAACTTGAACATAGTTAGGTATAACTGTGACTGGAACTATTCCAGACGATGGGACTCTAGAACCTAGAAACGGTGTGCTTACAGTGATATAAGAGGACTTAACGATACTGTTCTTATAAAACGTCGTGTTCTCAACAGAGTTTACCTTTGGATGGGTATTAAGGAATGCCATGTTACGGGTGCTAAGCCCCCAATACCAGTCGTCCACGTCGTTGACAACTATCTGCCCAGCCTTACGCGCTCGGACGTACAAGTCACCTAGGGTTCCGTGCATGAGACGTTGAACATACACGATGTCGGGAGCGAGCCTCCTACCCTCAGCAAACTCAACCTCTATGTGCGTACCAGCATCTACCATGGTACCGCTTACCGCAAAGTGTCCAGCGGCGCGAATAAAGGGCATGTACTGACCAATACGTACATGGCCACTACCACCCCACTGCTCTAACCAGTCTCCCGACTTATCAGCGCGTACATGGTCTGCCGCTACTACACCTATAATCATCCTGCAAGCTCCTTACGCATTTCTTTAATCATGGGCTTTCGTTCTTTCTCATCAAGTCCTCCCCAGATACCGAACTCTTGCTCAGTAACAATGGAGAACTTTTGACATGCATCGACTACGGGGCATTGCCTGCACAGCGCCTTGCATTCTTCCTTGGTTGCTGCTGCTCCTGAGAAGAAGTCAAGCTTGGGATGGGTAGCACAGATCCCATGGTCAATGAAATCCCAGTTAGCAATCTCCCAGTTCTTGAGACGGGGGAGCTGAACTCCAAGTTCTGCTCCGTCAGAAACGGGTACGGATACGAGGGGGCGGGGGGCTACAATCATGCTGGCATCGTACTCCACCATGAGTGACATTTCAACCACTCTTCTTACGAATAGAGATAACTGAGATGCTCACACGTAGAGACTTTATGTCTATTGGTACTGCACTATCGTGGTTAGGGATACTGACCGATATCTGCTTAGTTGTGAGAGAACGACGAGGAGAGGTATACGGTATCTTGCGGAATCTCTCCTGCGGGGCGCGCCCACCCCACATACCGTATTCCTCTTCCGCACCAAGCAGATCGCATTCCTTACGTATGGAACATTCGGCGCATACCATACGGGCAATATCGTAATACTGGTTGTGAGAGGCACGGGTAGCAGGCTCATCTCCATACTGCGGAGGGAACCATAGATCCATATGCTTACCTTTGCAAGCTGCCTCGTCAAGCCAAGCCACTATTAGATAAGCCCGATTGATTCGGCTAGCTCTTCGTGCATCTTGAGGTACTGCACCTTGGCCTTGTGAGGAGACAAACCCTTACCTAAGATGGGGCGTTCTGCCCTCTCCTTGAGATACACGTATACGTCTGCACGCTTGACGTATCCCCAATCCCTCTCAAACCCCTCAAAGTCTGTTTTGCCTACCGGCCCAAGCACTCCAATAGCTGTGAAGAAGGAGTACTCAAGAGTCTTCTCAAGGTCGTGCATCGACTCTGCTATAAAGTCCCCAGTGTCAACTAGCAGGAGGTGTTTATGGGGAGATGGGATATCCCCGATAATGGATTCCATATCATCGTGGTGGAGGCCAAGGAACTGTACCAGTTCGCTGGCCCCCCAACTACGAAGAGTCTTAGCCACCCGAACAGCGTGCTCAGCAACTGAGTAGAAGTTCTCAATATGACCATTGAATCGGCATATGTTAGAAAGTGACTGTGCAATGGTTTCGATATTATATGACCACGTTGATGTGTTCAGAATATCGAAGTACGTGTTGTCTACGAGACTGATCGCTGTTTTGCTCAATGGTTCTCCTAAACGGAACTCAACCATAAGAGATTCCAGCGTTGGAGCTATCACGAAGGAATGTCGTGGGTATGAGTGATGACATCCCAACCACAGGCTGCGTACCCTGCGAGGTCTGCCCAGTGATCCTTCTTCTCAGGTGACCAGCGGATACGGCTGACCTTGACGAGGGCGATCATTACTGCAACATCGTGAGGCTCAAAGAACGTACCCAAGTAAGCGCCCCACAGGTCTGCTGTGCGACGGAAGTCCTCAATGGGGTCACCATACTGCACGTTACGATCACCGTTGACATACTCATTGGCTGTACGGAGGATATCTTCACGGGGGTTCATCGGCTCGTCTACAGACGATTCCAGAACATCTTTAATCAAGTCATCCAAGGCACCGCCAAGGATCTCCTCGGTGGTGAATGTGACAGGGGTAGCTTTACGTGCCATATGATGCTCCTAGTTTTCGGCAATAGTGTAATCATATACCGTCAACTAGTGCTCAGTCAAGAACGTCGGCATCTAATATCGGACGCATAAGAGCGTCCACTTGTTCCTCGGTCATAGGGTTTGAAACCATCTTGGATTGCTCTCCAGCCTTAGCCCCGAAGATACGGCTGAGTACCCCTGAGCCGCCCCTTGCTTCCATCTCAAATCGAACCATATCGCGAGTGTCAGCGATATCTTTGGATGCCTGAATAAGACGGAACAATCTGTCCATCTCCGCCGAAAGAGTGGGGTCCATACCTTGACCCTCAAGCTCTTCTGCGAACCTAGCGAACATGACTCGGCTCGTCTGCATCTCAATAATGGCCCGAACTACAGCGTGAAGTTGGTCCTTGGTACGAAGCTCAATAGGGAGCTTAAAGGCACATTCTGCATGTGCCATAAACTTAGGGCAACGGGGTGCGAGATAACAGCTATCACAGTTCCTAAGAACCTGCCCTGTAGTGCGTATCAAATTGACTGGTTCTGGATCAAACCCTTGTGTTTGCTGGTCCGAATCTATATCGGCACCCGTATGAACCATGGTCTCGATACCCATCACGGGTAGCAGTATTTTGTCACCTTCGTGCCGGGTCTGAGGGGGTACGATAGCAGTATCAGTACCCCCTAAAGCCACCTTATTGCGGGAGTGCGGAATACTCGCGATAGCTGGTATCGGGGCACTTTCCTCGTCTCCGAACTCATCTTCGTCGGAGTCATCCATGGGGTCATAGGCCGAAGTTTGGGTAGCCCCGAAGTTGTGCATCTCCCATTCCAGCCACGATCTGACTGACAGTTTTGCCACTTCATTTACGTCATCCTCTAGAACTGCGTCGTAATCAATACCCAATCGAACCATATCGGCTCGGTGCTTCTTACGGGATGAATCCTTTTGCTGAGCGGGGTACCGCCGGAGGCCGTGACCATCCCAGACCTGCGTCTCCCCGTATCGGACAACTGATGTCCATGACGATACGATAACAGTATCCCATGCAATAGCTTCGATAGTGTCAGCCTTGCTGGTAATGCCGATGAGGGACGCCCCCCACCGATGCTGCAACTGCTTAACCCTTGAGATGGTCTTACTGGTAAGGGAATCGTCAGGTATGGCTACTCGTCCATACTTCTCCATAAGGAATGCAAGACGCTCTTGGTCTTGGGGGTCGTTCCACAGCGGGTAGTACTTATCCCCGAGCCAATCACCGTTGTAGTCTTTACGACCAATGATGATGTCCAGCTCTGATTCGTGGACGCGGATGAACTCGTCATAAGCCGCCACATTCTCGTCATTAGGGGAGGTATAAAGGTATATGTCAGCCCCCCCTAACATATCCTTAAGCTTCAATTCCTTGGTCTTAGGTATGTTGAGCTGAGTAAGGTTTACGGCTATGCGCTTAACCCCGTTACCCACAAGGATGCTGCGATAGCTACCCTTTTCACCCCCGGATAGAACTACCCTCATACGTCATCCTCATTCCAGTTAGACCAAGACTTCTGCGCTCTGCGAAGGTTCTGCCTATCGGCTTCCTCTACTAGTTCAGCCCAAGGAGTAATAGGCTTCTCGGTTTCCCACTCGGGGCGAATGGTGTATGGAGCGCCCATAAGAAGGCTAGGGATACCCTTAGAGATGGTTAGAGCAACCGTACGAGGGTCAGTATCTACATACCAGTTAGCGCGTCCGAAGGTGTTACTGAACAAATGTACCTTTTCAGCCTTGGCTGTAGGGTCTTTAGTCTCAAGAAACTGGTATGTAGAAGCCTTAAACCTCTCCCGTAATAGCCACGACTCAAAGAAGAAGGGAGGGTACTCTTCGTCGCATACGATAGCCATATTTCCACCCGTAACAGCGTGAAAGGCACGCCACAGGAACTTTCCCTCTGCATTTGGCTGACGAGACATAACATCTGGGCCGGGGTTAGCTATTACGTCGAAGTTGAATATAATCATACGGTATTACCCGTACATACCCTTAGCTTGACGAGCCTTGAACACGTAGTGATCTGCCGCTGGGCAGTAGTTACAGAGGTACTGGCGATTCTCTTTAGGTACACCAGTCTTGCGTCCGATAGTCTTGGACTCGTCTAACCAATCAAGGCATCCCGCCTGAGGACGACCATGCTTGTTAAAGCATTTAATAGCTTCTACCTTGAGATCATCACGTGTCTCTCTAATCCAAACACCCTGCTCGGACAGCTTCTTCTGCACTGCTGACTCAACGTCAATAAGGCTAGCGTCCTTATCGTCAATACGATAGACGTTAGATCTATGAGACTCTGGACGGGGGTCCGTCGCGATGGCTAAGTGGCGCTCAATGATGTGCTTAAGCTCCATGTCATATTCGGCTTCGCCGTCGTAGTTGCTCATTCTCCAGAGAATGCCGCAGTCGTTACAGGCCAACATACGTGCCATATCGTTATACTCCTAAATTGCAATGCGGATTGTGTTACAGGTCTTACGTACTAAGCAGTAATCTGATCTGGACGATCTTCATGCGAGATGTAGTGGTTAACATGAGGAATCTTAGTGATCCGATCCGACACTGCTCGGGCGACAGAATCACTGGCCACTGCATCATAAATAGACGCTAGTACTGGCTTGAGGAGGTCGTCGTCTGACGTAACGTCCCCACCACGGTCAGGGGTGAGACGCTTAACTGAGCCGTCAGCAATGCCCATGGACAGTTCTTGGTTAGGACTACGAGATGTGTTTACTGCCATGGCTAATATCCTATCATACTTGTGTTGCCAATCACTTGGCTCTTGGCTTGGACTTCTTTACCGGCTTACCTGCTGGGCCACCTTTGGGGGCACCCTTTACTTCTCGGGTAAGAGGCTTAGTGAGATTCTTCTTACCGCTAGGAGACTTGATATCGTTCTCTGGAGTCAACTTAGAATCCTTCTTACCGGCATTAGCCCCCATACCACTACGAGGTGCCTCGTATGGAAGTTTACCACCAGTGTTACTATTTGCAAGATTCGTCTGGGCATCAGTAAGTGGTCGGAGAGCGTGTATAGCAAACCTAGCATCTGCTCTGGCTGTAGCAGTCTGCTGGTCTCGGTTACGCTGGGTGCGCTCCATGGGGGTCATACCCTGTGACTGAATGGGGGCCGTTCCCTGCGCCCGTACTGTCCCCGGCCCCTGAGCATATGCGTTAGGAGCGTTTGTAACATCAGTTGAGCTAGCGTCGATAACTGGACCTGATCCACGTGCAGGACGCTGCTGCTGAGCGGGGGAGGAAGGCTCTCGACTTGACCATTGTGCAGGTCCGGTGTTCTCATACGCTGCCATACGCTTAGCGTCCATACCAGCCTGAGTAGAAGCCCTACGGGGACGGGTAGTAGAGGTGGCATCTATAGAGCCGGGGAACTGCTGACCTATTGCTTTCGGCATACCCACTGTGCGAGGGTTCTCGGGGCTTCCAGCGAGTGGTCCAGCACCAAGACCAAGGGGAAGGTCCCCAGTGTTCTCAATAGCTCCTGAAGGCTGCGGTCCCATACCTATGCCAATGCGTGTAGGACCGGGACCTAGTGCTTTAGGGGGATTGTTCTTGATAAGAGGGGGAGCGACCATGACTGGACCTTGGAGACGACCGGGAGGTTCAGGTTTTGCTTTCTTAGCACGACCTAGGAACGCCCCAGCCATATCTCCTGCGATATCAGAAAGCTGCCCCATATCCTGAAATGGTATACGAGGACCTGTGGCCCCCTTACCGTAGATACTGCGGTACATACCAGAACGAGCAACCGGCACTTCTGGTGCAGCTAGTCGTTTTGGATTTGATATCTCGCCAATCCATGCTTTAGGAGCTTTTGGAACAGGAACGTAGCTAGCCATATCAACCTATCTGCGTCTGTGTTGAGGTATGGGGGGTTCCCGCCATACCTTCGGCTATCGGACCACGCTGTACCTGCATACCAGACTGCCACGAACGATACGTGGGGGTATATCGGTCTACGTTTAGAACTGCTCCGATAGTCCAAGTCTGACGACGACCCTTCCTAGAAGGGAACAATTCTTGGCCTACAATGGCTGCGGGGCGCATCTCCCGCAGCCACTTGGCAGGGACAGTAGCGGTGTTGAGAGCCTGCGTCACAATCATCTCTGCACGTGACGAGAATGGATTGGGAGCGTTGGTGAACTCAGGAGGGTTAATGGCTTGTGGGGAGTTACGCAGCGTATTACGGGGAGATCCCCCCATTGATTCGTTGGCCATTACTCACCTCCAGCTTGGTATCAGCGTACGTAGTCTACTACGCCTCTGCTCATCTATAAGCTCCATATGGGGTCTATCAACAACAGTTGGAACGCCTTTCGGCCCAGCTTTACCATCGTTTGTAAGCATCATAGGGGCGATGCCTGAGGGGGCGAACTTCTTACCCTTAGCTTCGTATTGGAGACCAGTCATTGGGTTGAACTCATCTGGCCAGAAGTAGTCCCCCGGATTGACTCGTTCACCTTTATGCACACCACGGCTATATGAGCGGGTATTGGTACGCATACTGCCGAGCTTGTCATCACGACGGTCAGTCATAGTGCCCAAGTAACCGTCAGGGTACTGAGCCTCTGGAGTCACAGCAAACTGCTGCATCTTCTGGTCTTTGGCGCTACGGAACGACGGCATGGGACCAAGATCCACCTGCGTGGACATGCGGGATTGAGGGTCGTATGCTCCCCAGCTATTGAATGTTTGCTGATTTATGGCGATGGGGGGCCTCCCTGACCTGCGAGGAACGATATGAGAGTGCCTTCACGCCCCCCACCTATTGATGAAACAGGCTTAGGAGCATTCTTCTTAGCTTTTTCTGCCGCCATACGGTGAGGGGTACGATATGTATCGCCTGTGATTACCAGCGGCATAATGTCACCATTGATCCTTTGGATGAGATGCGTGAAACGGTTCAAAGTTCTCTTTAGTGCAAACCTTCTTGAACCGATCAGGCACAAGGTACTCCCAGTTGTCTTCCTCCTCGATATCAGAGTTGATATGTCGGTATTCGCCTTGCTTTGAGGTCATTTGAGGTTATGCCTTCTTACTTCTTTTGCTTGGAGCCTTGGCGGCTGGCTTTCCCCCACGCATTGCGGCCTGAAGTCGGGCGGCATCTTTGCTTCTCTCAGCCTCAGCGTACGTTGATGCGTCAGTCTTCTTGGCAGCGGGCTTGGCAGTGGATTTAGCAGCGGACTTGGCTGGTGCCCGCTTAGATGCCGCCTTGCCACGAATCTTAGGAGCAGTTGAGGCAGGGTCATTCTCATCACCAGAGACGTACGGGATACGCTTGGGCGGCGCTGAGGTCTTACCCTTAGGGGCTTCATCAGGCTTTCTTGGATCAAGTATTCCTTCCCCCTTCTTAGGACGAGATTCTGGCGCAGTAGATGTTCCCGGCTTCCGCTGCAACTCAGCGATACGCGCTGCTTCAGCGATACGAGCTGATGCGGTTTCATGGGTAGAAGTTGGATATGCGGACATATCAGGAGCAGAGATGGTGCTGCCTAGGTCGTAAGCGGCACCTGCTGGTCGCTTAACCTTGATTGGCTCAGACTTGATAGGGCCAGTAGGTGGCTTTTTGAGGCCGTCCTTGCCCTTGCGTCCCTTGACCTTGCTCTCGTTCACCTCGCCTTCACGGGTCCGAGTGACTTTATCTTTTAGCTTCGATACGACGGGCTTACGACCACCGGCTGGCTTCATTACGCTACCCATAGACTTAAGAACAGACTCGTTAACATCAATAAGTTGCGATGCTTGCTCTGGCATTTCAAAGAACTCTCCAACGGAGCCATGTGGCATGATAGGTCCCCTGCCCGTCATACCAGCCTCATGGAAGTACTTACCAGTACTAATTTGTGATGGACCTTTAACCCTGCTCTCTCTGCGAGTTTCGGGCCTGCGCTGTTCCAATGCGCGTTGAAAATCAGGAGAGGCGGGCTGACCAACAGAAGTTCGTGGTGCTCCGGGGTCCGTACGACCGCCCTCAGAACCAGTACCTTCTTTTCGGTCAGTATACGGATGACGTTGAGCGAAAGGAGGACCGCCCTGCGAGTATCCATTAAACTTTGGTCTGGTGGTATTGTACGCAGCACCGGCGTTATGATCCCGATCATCTTTTGATGAGGATTTTGTATTGGGCTTGTACCCCCCTTGACCTTCGTACTTCCCTCCGGGTGCGTAATCCCCTGTACGTTCGATGCGCGCAGCTTCCTTGCGGTGAGTATCGAACGATGAAGTCTTAACCTCAACGCCAGCTTTTGTACGGGTGTTACCTATACGCCCCTGCATTTCATACCCACGCGCGAGGGCAACACCAAGTTCCCTCTTGTTGTATGGGTCTACCCGCTGGGGTCCACCTGTCTCACGTGGAATGATATGGCCAACTGGACGAGATGCACGGTCAGCCTTACCCTGTGCGCGACGAGCTTCATCAGCTTTACGTGCGTTTAGAGCAACTGAGGCATCTGGAACGGTATTCACAGGCATTGGGCCGCGAGCAGCATTGCCCCGAGCACCAGTAGAGGGTAGACTACGGTGAGTATCCCCTGCTTTTGGATAAAGGGAACCGAGCGAGTTACCCAAGCGATCGTTTACACGATCACCAAAGGAACTGCGGGCTGGATGGGAACTGGTGTCTTCACCACGTGCCATTATAAACTCCTAGAAGGTGTTAGATATGAAATAATCATAGCATAGGTATCAACGGATGACAGGTTTGATGGAGATAGCAGAGATAGTATCCCCAGTCTCCCCTTCTACGTCATCAAACCCTATAACGAATAGGAGATCTATGCCTCGGGGGGCGACGAAGCCACGTGCAATAGCACATGCTTTAGCTGCTTGGTTGACTGCACTAGCGCCAATGGCACGGAGCTTGGGGGTTTGCCCAGCTACAACGGCCCTTGCGAGAATGCTTCCAACACTTTGCGGGTTACTAGATCCGCCAACACGGATCATGTCATCAGACGGTTCGATACTCATTGATACTCCTTAGCAAACGACTTATATCGCTTCTAAGCCTATCAGAGGTATCCTGCGTCTTTTAGGAGATCAGCTAGATCTTCCAATCTAAGTAACGCATACGTATTACCTAGGGTTTTAGTACCTACGCCGGGGCGCTTGAACACCACTACGGGAAGGGCGTTTCCCCCTACCTTAGTCATAGCAGCCTGCGTAACAGCATCATTTAGCCAGCCAGATAGGTGGAATGTCTTGTGGTTCTTGCACTGTATAATAGATTGTCTATGGGGTGCTTTGATACCGTTGATATCACCGCTATCCAGCGCACCACTTGTGGCAGGGCGGTAGGCATTACCGAAGCCCTTTTCCTTGAGGAAGTCAACTACCTGAGTCTCAAAGGTCGTGCCCTTGGCCTTCATACGGTTTCCTGAACTCACGCAGTAGCCACCATGAAAGGGACTCCATGTCCTGCTGCGATAATGCGCTGAGACAGACTGAGGGATGCGTGATCCTGAGCAGGCCAAATGTTGGCTAGCCAGCGACCGAACGAGTCTGCCTTGGCTGTCTCAATGTACAGAGGCCAAGGTGAGCCGTCGTCCCACGACCGGATCATAGCGTCGGTGAAGTTCATAGCCGCCACTCCTGCAACATGAGAGGCGGTGCGATGAACCTCGGGGCAGTTGACCCCCAGCAGACGCATATGGTCGGTACGAGTGGTACCAAACCCTGTGTCTACGACAAGCTCAACGGTGTCCCCGTCTACTACTCGTACGAACTTAGCTGGGTAACGATAAAAGAACGGTGCTGTAGCCATTACGGAAGTCTACTATCCAAGATATGGCCGATGTATGCGAATCCCTCCATCATGGTAATCAAATCATGGAGTTGCTTGGGGTCAAGATTCTTCCAACTGCCCTTGCTATCTTTGTCAACAGATGGCAGCATCTGTGCAAGTTCGTACCGCTCGTCATCATTAAGACCTATATCAGTAGCCATACTAAAGGCTTTGCGTAGCCTGTTCTGGCGCTTCTCTTCAATGATATTCTCGGAATCCTCTGGGAGGGGGCCTCTTACTATGTTTCTCATACCGGCTTCCAACATGAAGTCTTGTAGGGACAGTACTTACAGGTATCGCATGTCTTATGCGTGGCCGATGCGGGCCTATCTGGAGTGGTTTTAGTGTGGAGGGCAGAAATTACTTCGACCGCTCCTACAAGTATGCCATTTACTAGGTTGGGGTCGAACTTGATGGAGAACTCTTTGATGTCCTGCGTTGGCTTCCACTCGTAGATAACAACAGCATCGTGTACGCCAAAGCAGTACATGTAGAGCTGGATCTGACGGTTGTGAGAAGCAAGGGGGCGCTTGATGCGCTTCCATAGTTCGTCTAACCCAATCAAACCATCTGAGTAGGGCTTGTACAGGGCGGGGGCATCCATACGGATCGTACCTAGTCCTACGCTCTTGATCTCTACGAGGGCTTGCCCTTTGTCGTCTTCGATAAGACCATCCGCATGACCCATAATCATATGCTCTTCGTTACGGATAGGAATCTCTGCGTATACGAGGTCCATCTCGTAGCATGAAGGGCAGCGATCAGGGGACTTAGCCCACCACTTGTGGGAGCACCGCTTACACTTCCAGTCCCCTACGAGCATCCCCGTCTTGTACATCCAGTGCTGCCACTTGGCATGGATGGAATGCCCCTCCTCAAAGATGTTCAGCCGTTGGAAGCTGAACGAGTCAGGATCACTTACCTCGGTGTCGGTGATCTTGAAGTAAGACTGACGGGGGCACCAGTTCTCCTTAGCCATTTCGGATGGGTGGAGGTGGACGGTATCACGCTGGGCATTACGCTCTGCCGAATCATAGAGCAGCACACGTTCGATAACTCCAAGAAGGCGACGCTCTGCCGTAGAAGACAGCATCTCCTTGTAGGTCTTAAGGTACCAAGGGATTGTGTCGCTCATTCGATGCCAGCTATCTCTAAGAAGTCGTCTTCCAGTAAGACTACATAGTTGTGACCACCCAAGTCAAACTGGAGAACAGGAATCCTGCTCGACGCGATGGCGTTCTTGGTTAAATCACGCAAGTCAAGGGCTTTAACGCTATATGACTTGGCGTTGATATCCATCTTGGTCTTGTTCTCAATAAGGAAGCGCTCGGTAGTCACGTCATTCTTACGTTTCCAGCCAGCTCCAGACATGATGTTTCGGGAGCCGTTGTACTTCTCAGCAGTGCGCTTCTCTTGAGCGTCTGACTTCTTCTGTACGTCAGTCCTGCTCATCTTCGTCCTCATATGCAAGGTCGCTCACGGGGGCGGTCATGGTATCACGCTCGGCAACGGCAGCGAAGGCTGACTCCCAGAGGTCACGCTGCAAGTCCAAGTCTTCACGCACGGCAGCAGGGATGATCGTCGTAGCGCAGTCCTTACCACGCCACGTGTTCTCCTTAAAGCTGTACGTCGCACCTCGGCGCTCAATGACTCCAAGAGACAGACAGACGTTGACCATATCCTTGATGGTATCGAACTGCCCCATCTTGAATGCACCGTTCTTGGTATCTGCGAAGTAGAAGTCAACCTGTGCCACCTGCTGTGGACGATAGGTCTTGTTCTTGAAGACTCGGGTCTTGATGGTCTGACCCACACGGTCTTCGATGCTGCTACTTTCCTTGATCCACTCGGCATTGGTGACTTCCATGCGAGTGAAGAAGTAATAGTTCTTAGCCTTACCGCCGGGGGTCGTGCGTGGGTCACCGAACATGACACCGATCTTGTCACGCCACTGGTTGATAGCGATCATCGTACAGCCACGCTCTTCGTCAGTAAGACTACGACGCTGTGCCACGGCTGACTTCTTGAAGAATCGACTAAGGATCTGTGCGCCCGTAGCAACCGAAGGTTCGTCCATATCCTTGTTCATCTCGGTGACTGTCACCATGGCAGGCAGGGAGTCTAGCACGACTAGATCGACGGCACGGTTAGACACGGCCTTGAGCACTAGGTCTAGTGCAGGCTCCATCTCGTTGGTCTCAATGACCCACATGCGATCAAGGTCTACCCCGAACGATGATGCGTACGACGGGACGTACTCCTCGGCAGCTACCCATAAGGCAATGAAGTTGGGGTCTAGTGCTTGGTTGGCAGCGATGGTCTTGTAGCAGAGGGCGGTCTTACCGCTGCTCTCTAGTCCAACGATCTCATTCCATTGGTTCTTAGCCCAGCCCCCACCAAGGGCAAGGTCATAAGCAAGGATGCCTGTGGTGAGATGAGGCACTTCTTGCCTAGCCTCTGATCCTAAGATCAGGATGGGGGCCTTCATCTTCTTGTTGATATCGGATGCTAGCTCTTGTAACGTCCTGAAACGGTCGTCAGCCATAGTATTGTTCTCCACTTTATAGTTGTCTTGTGTAATGTCTTGTCTTTTAATGTTCTTACTACTAACCATTACACCCAGCTAGATTGATCCCCCTGAGTAATTCCATTGGCTTTCCAGCCACACTCAAAGCATCGGGCAGAGGTGCGTGCCGGTGTTCCCGAATTGAGGTTATGAATGGCTCCGGTGTTGCTCATACCGAACACGTTTCCAGAGCCACAATTAGGACAGGAGTTATGTCCTTCGGAACGCATAGCTTGCCCACCCTTAACGCCCCAAGTGTTAAGGGCATCAATGAAGGTCTTGGGGATAGTTGGATCGTCTTGAGGAATGGGAACGGGTGACTGCTGCTGATATGGGGGTTGTTGAGGGGGAGGAGCATAAGGTTGCTGATATGGAAGTTGGTATGGCTGCTGCTGGGGTTGGGGGGTTCCACCCAACTTGCGGCTCCACCAATCAGAATTGCTCATAGTCGTCATCCTCATCATCTTCGTAGTCTGGGTCGAAATCCATATAGCCTATATCTTCTTTGTAACTATATTCTAAGGAATCAATTGGAACTGCTGTCTCAGTATCAGCATCGTATTCTGCTAACACGATGGTAGGAGAGTACGCCAACATGATGAGACCTTCCTCCTGTAGGCGCATAAGTGTAGCAGCCATAAGGGATACGAAAGCACTATAGGTTGATGACATATGGTCGAGATCCCAATCGGGTTGGCACACAAGATGCGTCATCCAACTAGCAGACTCCTTGGTGATATCAAGGACTCCTGAGGCGTTGAGTGCCGCCCACCTCCGTAGTACTGCCATGCGCTCAAGGAATACACCTTGGTCATCTGGGGTGCCATACCCGATCTTCGCCGCCAACTCCTGTCCGTCGGTAACTGACATGTTGAGTATGAAGTTACGATGGTCAAGCATTTTACCCATATGGAACTACCCCTTAGCGTCGTACCAAGACCCAGCATACCCTGCCGAAACTTTGATAGGTATACCCCTAATGATACTCCCATCTCCCATAGCATGTATGATCTTGGGTTCCCATTCTCCTAGTTCTTCGGTAGGAACTGAGAGAACCAACTCGTCATGTACCTGAATGAGAAGCTTTACATTCGTGTTACGGATGAGCTTGTCCACGTTAACGATTGCCTGCTTGCACATCTCGGCAGCGGTGCCTTGGACAATAGCGTTCACGGCTTGGCGCTCGGCTGTCATGCGGAGAATACGTATCTTCTCATCGTTTCCAATGAGGTTTAGGTCAGGAAGTCTACGACGACGACCCCCCATAGTCTCAACATATCCAAGACGACGACCACGAACTACCACTTGTAGTTTCCAGTCTGTCATACCTTGATACGCCCTGTTATATTCCTTAATGACATCCTTAGCCCTGTCAAGGGTGATGACTCCGTTGGTGCTTTCCACCAAGCGCTTAGCTCCTCCACCGAATCCCATGAGGAAGTTGGGGGTCTTGCCGTACACCTGACGCTCTTCGGAGGTGACATCATCTACGTGCTTGCCAAGGATAAGGGAAGCTGTGCCAGAGTGAACGTCGATACCGCTCAAGAAGATCTTGGTGAGGTTCTTGTCCCCTGAGAACATAGCGAGGATGCGTAGCTCCACCTGATCGTAGTCAGCATCGAACAGCGAGTTGCCCGGTTCTGCTGTGAACAAGGAGCGTACCTTACCATCACGGGGGATGTTCTGTAGGTTGGGGCCGCTGCTGCTGAGACGGCCTGTAGCCGTGCGGTGCAAGTGGAACTGCGGGTGCAGTCTGCCTGAGTGGAGCATAGGGAGAAGACCTTCAACATATGTTGACTTCATCTTCGTGAGTTCCTGCCAGCCAAGGAGGTGGTCAACTACCTCATGCTTACCACGGAAGGACTCTAGTACGTCAGAGTCTACCGATGGGAGGGGGGCAGACTTAGCTCCTCCAGAGGTGAACTTCGTAGCCTTGAGGCCAAGTCCTCCCTCTTTCTTACCGGAGAATAGAAGCTGTCGCTTGTGCATGTTGGAGTCAGGGTTGAACCCCAGAGGAACGTGAGGGGACATCAGCAGGAGGAGGTTGTTCATCTCCAGAGTGAGAGACTTACCAAGCTTAGCCATTTCCCGCTTGTTCACCATCACACCAGCCTGCTCCATACGGGCAATAGGTCCGGTAACGGATATGTCCCCATACATGGCCTTAGTGAGGGAGGGGTGCTTTGTGATCTTACGGACGAGCTGCGAGTAGAGCATCCATGTCCACCGTGCGTCAAGATGCACGTAGTAACAAGCCTTGCTGAACGATATGTTCTCCATATCAGCACCCAGCTTGCCGTCACGATAGTACGGCGACCATTGCTCAAACTGGTTGCCGATCACCTTCTCCAGCGAGTAGCTCATCAGGTTCTCGCTGGTGATATGCATAAGGATCATGGTGTCGATGAGGCTGCCCTCAGGCATCCCACCGATGCTCTTAGCAATCGACCTAGCGTCGAACTTGATATTGTGCCCGACCTTAGGTATAGACGGGTCTAAGAACAGGGGGGCTAATGCACCCCATACTTCTGAGGGAGAGAGTTGCGTTGGGGGAGGGAGGAAGGTTCCCGGTACGAAGTACTTAGCCTTGGCTCCTGACTCCTTACCCGATGCAAGGACGGCGCGCATACCTAGAGGGGGCACAGTAGTACCATCGCCCCGCTCAGGAGGAGTAAGCATCTCACCGTGGGGATGAGTCATAGGGATAGCCCACGACTGCCCACGCACAGAGATACCAATCCAAGTGACCTCGTTACGCAGAGGGTCTAGCGCCAGACTCTTCGTCCATGCCGCTTCCACTACCTGCTTGCTGCGAGCTATAACTGAGAGGTTGGTTGCCTTTAGCTCAGCCTGCTTGACGAGCCATTCCCGCTCAACCTCTTGGATGACTTCGGGATGGTTGTAGATGTTGCCGCGTGTCTCTACGTCAAAACAGAAGATACCTTCCGTAGTGATAGCGTCTACAACCTCTTGTAATGCTTCGGAGGTCGATACGTAGGGGGGCGTTGCCCCCCTACGTACCTCAGTTGGGTTGACCATCTTGTGGTCAGTCCGCTCCAATATCCTCTGCGGCAATAGCCTGCAAAGTCTTACGTGGAGTGATCTGAATGATGGAGTTGCTGTACACAGTCTTGCTCAACTCGCTGAGTTGTGTAGCTGTGAGTGGGGCGTAGTCAGGCCAGTCTTCCTCAACGTCACGCTCCTTGACCAACTGAATGGCTGTGGCAGCGGAACCCTTTTTACCAGTCAAGGTGCAAGCCCAATAGTTCTTGCTCAGAGGACCTTGGGTTGGATTGTTGTGGAAGTTCTTCAACTGATCCAGCACTCGGGGGCCAACGTCGAAGCTACGACGGACAGCACCGCCGCCCTTCTCCATGAGGAGGACGTTGAATGAGAAGCGTGCGCTTGGGCGGTCGCCAGCATCGCACAGAGGGCAACCGCTAGGGTCAACCGATGCGAGGCACGTGAACGACTTCTGTCCCGAACGCTCAATCCAGTGCTGGTGGTAGCTGGCGTATGGATCATCCTCATCGAACTTGATAAGGACAGGGACGGATGAGAGCTTCAAACGCTGGGCGAATGGGCTGTCAGCCGCAATGACTGAATCGGCTGCTCCCCAGCCACGCTTGATAACCCGATTCGCTGTAGCAGCGACCTCAGGGCTAACTTGCTCACGCTCTGGAGCGGAGGGAGGAGTGTCGATCTCCTCGGTGGATACTGCACTATCGTCGGTGTCGTCGTAACGGCCCATGGTCTTCTCGTTTCTTGGAGTGTCTTAGGTAGTTGGGTATTGCTTGAGGTGCTGAATGAAACCAGTCCAGTCAGCGGTATTCGGTACGTCCAGTCGGAACTGATCGAACGCTTCGATCAAGTATACCACTTGATCTTGGGTGTACAATCGTCGCCCTTTGACTGGCTTACCTCCTAGGGTAGCACCTTCGGGGGGGCGTGTCCTAATCTTAGGACGAGGCAACCACCCTTTGAGTTCCCATGATCGGATGGTCACAGGCTTTCTACCAAGGACTTTAGATACCGCCCCGATGGTGTAGCACTGTTGGGCTACTCCACCAACAGAGTACAGCTTAGAGGGAAGTTCGTTGAGAAACACAACCTTATCGTTCTTCGGAGGAAGTTCCCCACCCTTACGATTACGTGGGGTAGTACCACCGGGATAGTCTTTCGTATCCGTATCAGGGTTGTTGAACATGTCTAGTGGATCTCGCACGGTCAGTACTCGTACTTCTTCTGAGGTGTGGGGGCGGCGAACGCCCACGTTACCTTCTCGGTATTGAATGAGCGCACGACGCTCTCTACCTCTGGGTGGAGGAATGCGTAGGCTGCAATCTTGTCAGGGTCAACGAACACCTGAGTTACCGTCGTGGTAACGTCATCAGTGATACCCATTTCCTTGGCCCATGCCTCTGCTGCATCGGCGTTCCAGAACTTGGATACACGACGCTCACGCTTGAGCAGGTATTCGCCCCCGGCCAGCCAGTAATGCCCTGACGAGTCCTGCTCTCCTGCTTTTTCCACTTGTGCCATGAGCATGTTCTTGAGTTCATCTTTACGCTCCGTGGCTGCTTTAACGTGTGCGGTCTGCTTCAGGTACTCTTCTGCGAGTCGGTCGATGTTCATGGACGAGACCATACTCCCGCTATCGAAGAAAGTCAATCACTAAACAGTAGATTCTTTTAAGAATGTTGTGAGGGTGCCTACGTCGATGCTCATAGCACCTTGCTCGTCTTGGTGCTTACCGTCCACGAAGGCTTCGTTGACCTGCCGCTTGTGCATGAGCATCTCGTACTGGCGCTCTTCGATGCTGCCCTGCATGACAAAGCTGACAATGTTAACGTGCGGAAAGGTAGATGATAGCCGTATGATACGCGCCTCTCGCTGTTCTAACTTACCGCTTGACCACGGGAGGTCGTAGCTGATAAGGAAGTTAGCCATAGGGAGGTCAACGCCATACCCTCCAGCGTCAGACGATAGGAAGAGACGACACTTGGGGTCGGTAGCGAACTTCTGCTTTGCCTGATCTCTAGCCTCTGCTGGCATACCTCCCATGAATAGGACGCTGCCAGTCATGTGGGAGGTGGCCTCTTGGATGAGGCGTAGGTTCTTCTTGAAGAAGGAGAAGAGGACTACCTTGTTCTTGGGGTCTTCCGACAGTACCTCTTCGATGAATTCTACGACTGCCTCTAGCTTGGGAGACTTAGCCACCCCACTCATCCAGCCCTCATCCACGATGTCAGATGCGTAAGCGCTGCCCATCGTCGTGGCAGGGTTCTTGTAGTCCGTGGCTGACCCTGTGACTAGAGCGGGGTTGTCGCAGAGCATACGCAAGACAGTTAGGCGAGCCATGATCTGACCCTGCGCTTCGTTGTCATCCCCACCGTTGTAGTGGGCAAACAGGCTAAATCCCCCACCGGCCTTACGCATCACTGCTGAAAGCTGCGCTAGTAGGTCATTTGATATACGTCGATATGCCTCGGCACCCTTGCTGTCAAACGAAACTGGTACAACTGTGTGAATGATTTTGGGGAGCTGATCCGCAATGTCTTCTCTTGTCTTACGCACCATACAGTCTTTCATAGCGGTATACATAACGGGTAAGTTGACGTACTTTAGCGCCTTGCCCCAGTGATCTCTACGAATAAACGTGCTATCAAATAGCTGGAAAGACCCTAATACATCCTTGTCTACGAACTCCATGATGGAGAACAGTTCTTCGGGGCGGTTCTCAATGGGCTGTCCCGTCAGGGCGTAGCGGTAGTGAATCGTCTTCCCAATCTTCTTGAGCAGCTTGGAGCGCTTGCTCGTACGGTTCTTAATCATGGTGGCTTCGTCAATAATCATCGCCCCGAAGGTACCCATGAACTTCTGATCGTTGACGAGAGTCTCTGGGTTGACGATGACATAGCGAGAGCCGATGCTCATACGCCATGCCTTCTCACGCTGTGCTGGGCTACCGTCGATGACCGTTGCCTTAGCGTCTGTGAACTTAGCGATCTCTCGTAGCCACTGGAACTTGAGGCTAGCGGGGACGACAACTAGGCAGCGGTCTACCTCGCCTTGATCGTGCAGTTCCTCTAACGCAGAAAGGGTGATGACAGTTTTGCCACCACCCATCACTACGCCAAGGAGCATCTGACCTCTATCTACCATGCGATCTTTAGCGTCCTGCTGGTATGGCCAGAGGGTTCCGTTAAAGGTCATGGGCAGAGCTTCGTGGTTTTGAACCCTGTGATCTGGGCATCCTGCATATCGCCAACATCCTTATCGGTAGAACCCTTGTAATCCCAGTACGACACACCCTTGCGAAAGGGTAGGCGCAGCTTAGCGAGACGACGGGTCTCCATAAGGCCAGCCTTATCTACGTATGGATTATCAAGTGCCATGATAAGTCTATCAAACCTTGACAACAGCAATGTAATTTGATCTGATGACACATTGGCTCCAAAAGATGCAACAGGGGAGATATCGGTAGTATCCATAAGCCCTGCAAACCTTACGACATCTAAGGGGGACTCCATGAGCAGGGCGGTATGGCCTGTTGCTTGGGCGATACCGAACAATGTGCGACCCTTGTGTACACCTGTGGGCACGTTGACGAACCTGCCTACCCGCTTGCCTTGCCACCCCATAAGCTCACCGAGGGGGGACACGATAGGAATGATCGTCATGTTCTCTTCGGTGCCGCTCTTGTCAATGGCTACCCCGCCCCACCGGACACCAAACTTGCGTACGGTATCTCCGTCGAGTTGACGTAGGTCAATGATCGACTGAGGGAGGGGGGAGAACTGGGCGTACTTGATCCAGTCAACAGCTACTGCTGGTTCCTCCCACTCGTCAGAACGGGTAAGCCTGTCAATACCATTGCGTATGAGCAAGGTATTGATAGCCATGATGCTGTCAGGGTTACCAGTGATCTGGCTGACGAGGACGGGGAGGTTGCCTCGCGCCCCACAGGTGAAGCAATGCCACAGACCTGAGTCGGTGTTCATGTACCAAGAGTAGCGAGACGACTCTCGCCCCTTGGTCAGATGGTGGACGGGGCAGCGACCATTGATCTCGTCCCCTGACACACGCTTTACGTCCACACCTAGATCCATGATGATGGTGGCTAGGTCTTGTGCCCGTTCAGTCATACGTCTCGTCCATGCCCTCTACGTCGTCCTCATGCACCTCAGAGAACTCCATAGTCTGCCAGTCCCATTTGATATGCACTTCTCCACGGGGGGCAGTACGGGCTTCGACAACACGGATGATGGACTGGTTGTCGATGTCAGGGTTGCGCTCCACACCAAGTACCAAGTCTGCGTCCTGACCCATAGCGGATGAGTAGCCAATGGCATCGGCGGTAATCGCACGCGTACGCTTGTTGTTCAATTTCCAACCAAGAGCCTGCGTGGTACCAATGATAGGGATATCAAACCTCTGGCATAGACGCTTCATCCCTCGGGATACATTAGTGAGCGCTTGCGGGCTACCCTTTGGCTCACCGTTCTGATCGTCCATCAGATACATACCGTCAACCACCACCATGTCAGGCTTCATCTCCTGAATCTTTCCGGCAATAGCATCGACGGTGGTGAGGCTGGACGAGTCTTCGGAGAACATGAACGGATGCATGTTCTTACGAGCGACCATCATGTCGTGGATACGAGTCATCTCTGCGTTGCTCATATCGCCACTAAGGATTCTGTCGTAGGGGACTTGAGCGTTGAGAGCGTCCAGACGAGAGGCTTGCTCCTCGCTACTCATCTCAAACGAAATGAGTAGAGGCTTCTTGCCGTGACGGTGACATGCCTCTGCCATGATGAGAACGATCAAGCTCTTACCACGTTTCTGCTCTCCTGCTACCACGATGAACTGCTGGGGGCGCAGACCCTGAGTGATACGGTCTAGACCGTCGAACCCTGTAGGGATGCCTCGCAGCGTGTTCGGGTTAGCGCGCATGAACTCGTAGCGTGCAAAGCGATCTTCCCACGTAGAGATTACGTCGATGTCCCGTAGGCGGCTGGCCTCAACGGATGCCTTCTGCAATCCTTTGGAGAGGATAGACATAGCGCCGTCAACGTCATCAGCCTCAAGGCTGTTCATGGCGTTAGCTGTAGCCTCAAGAACTTCCCGCTGCTTGTACGCAGTAAGGATCTCCTCAAAGAGTCCGCTGAATGTTTCGTCGGATGAGTCAAGAACCTCTACGTCACCGAACTGAGAATTGAATGCACGCACAGACGGCACCGCTGCGTGCTTGCTGTTGTAGTCAAGTATCCATAGGTACTTCGGCTCCCAGATAGGAGAGAAGTGGAACGGCTTGATGCCAGCCTTTACCGACTCAGTGAGCGACTGTAGCTCAATGATCTTGGAGATAGCTAGGTGCTCATGTGAGGCCATTAGACCCCCCAAGTTGAGCCGGGGGACATGACTGTACAGCGGGGGCCGAAGTAGGCAGCGTCGCTCTCAAACGGGGTGTACAGCGTATGCACATCCCTGTTGTACCTAAAGTCGTCCATGAGTCCCTCTGGGTCTTCGTATGAGTACACGGTTACGGATATTCCCTTACGTGCCAGCCAGTGCTCAATAGGCTCAATGTAGTCGGAGTCGTAGTACGTGTACACATCGACGTTTATCTTGAGTTGATTGACCATGTGACTCAACGACTTGATCGGCATCTCAGCGGTCTTCCATGACCGTACCACATCGTCTATCGTTATCCCCTGTTGGGGTACTGGCTTCTGCCAGAACTTCCTCTTCGCAGCGGGGGCATCCTCTTTAGGTATGAGGATCAGACCCTCAAACATGACAGCCACAGAGCTGGTCAGAAACGATCCAATGTCATTACCTTCCACGGAGAGTCACCATATCCATATCCTTAGTAGGACCTTCCATCCTACTGGTATAGATATGGCGTATGTCTGCCGCTGAGTGCTCAGAGGTAATAATCGTCGTAAGCATGTGAGCGTGACGGTGACGGATCAAGCTGCCGATCTCATGCTTGGCAAAGTCGGTGAGGCGCTCCTGCCCTAGACCGTCGATGACGAGGATGTCCCATGTTCCCTTGATGTACTTCAAGAGGTGCTGAGATGAGTACATCTCGGGCAGACCCTCGCTGGAGTCAAAGGAATCTTTCACCATGGCAACGTAGTCATCGGTGTCGATGAACCGCCCACTCACCTTGTGGTTCTCCATAAGGGCGGTGAGCACGTTGACTGCCTGAAAGGTCTTGCCAGTCAATGCGTAGCCCTGAATGAGCAGGCTCTTGCCGGGGGTGTACGAGGCTACCCACTTGTCAACGGCAGCGATGGATGGGTCTTTCCACGTAGGACTGACCGCACGTGTAGCAATGGCATGGCGAGCGGGAACCTTGGCGTGATAGACACGCTCTTCTAGTGAGCGGTTACGCCACCAGTTACCGCTCTTCCACTCTCTTGGTGTCTCAAATGATGTCACAGGTACTCCACGATGATCTCAAACTTAGCCGTGGGTCCGTCCCGTTCACTGACGATACACCTATGGCGTATCTCTTCATCGTGTTCGGATGACCAAGGCGGCTGGTCGCTGGGGGGAAGACTATCACTCCGCACGTAGTCATTGGCAATGAATGCCAAGATACGTGGTCGGTACTCAATGGGGATTGGGTTAGCTGCGAGAAGTTTGTCTTGCACTTCCTTTTTGAGGAAGGTAAGGACGGGGCGCGCAACAGTACCCGCAGTGGTTTCGTAGAAGCTATCAATAGCCTGTTTGATATGCTCCTCTGATATGCCCCGTTTAATCAGTCGGGACATACCGATGAACAAGATCGTCCTGTCATCTTCGGAGAAGACTTGGTGCATCTTGGTCTTGGGGTGGGAGGTGAAGTACTCTCTGAGTACCGCTGCCCTACCTCCAATGGGTTTACTCTTCTTTGCTTTTGGTGCTACAGAAGGGGGGCTGACATCTTCTGATCCTGCTCCATAGATCATATGTGCCTTCCATGAGAAATTGAGGGGCGGGGGGAAAGGAGGGGAATCCTACTCAGTCACGTGCCGATGCTGGTACGGATACCCTCTTCACCCTTGCGGAAGAAGCCCCCGCCCCTCAAGACTTATCCGAGGATGATACCCTTTACTGACCGAGACACAACATCCTCAAGCGCTTTTAGTGCGAGTGAACGGTGACGGCCTGCGGGAACATTGGAAATGATGTGCTCACCCAACTGGAAGGCGGCGCTGGTGAGGTCGTTGATTGTCTCTGTCTCTCTACGGCTTGGCTCGCGAGCGTGATCGAAGAGGCTGGCACGAAGTTCCTCATAGCCAACGACTACTGGAGTAGTGGGAGCTGGCAAGGTCAGGTCGCTATCACCAAGGGTGACGGGCATGGGCTTACCAATGTGCTGTGAGGGAAGAGGACCTGCCGTAGGCTTGTTCGCTGGATAAGGCTTAGCTGCCTTGGGAGTAACGTGTACGGGGAGATCTTCCTTTGGGGGAAGAGCCTGCGCTGGCAAGGTAGTACCAAGGATGACCTTGATGTAGTTGGCCTTGCCTGACACCCCATCGGGGAGGTTGCCCGTCTCCATAGCGAGTCGCTTGAGCGATGCGACTGGCATGATGTTCAGTTCGTCCTCTGTGAACGCAACGGGGGCATCATCGGTCGGGTCATCTTCTACGTACGATGTCGCAGCAGGTGTGACCTCTTCCTTTTCGGGAACAAGGGACAGAGAGATGGGGGCGAGTCCGTTGGACAACTCCAGTACAAGGGCGCTCTCTGGCACTGTGTCGAACACGAAGTTGACAAGCTCTTCTGCCTCGTTGTCATCCCAGAGGATGAGCACCTTACCCTTGTTCGCCATAGCGCCAAGGATCTGCTTCTCCACACCGTTCACCTCAAGGGTGCTGCCGGATTCTGCGGATGTGAATGCCTTGGGGGGCTTGTTGTCAGGGTTGTGGTACATGAGGAACTGCACGTCGTTGTCAAGAATGTAGTCGTAGGCAGCAGCCAGACCATCGGTTGGCTTGCCGTACCACGGTAGTGCAACTACATCGTCCTCTTCAAGAAGATCACGGAGACCTTCTTGGATTACTGTCTTGGGGGCATTACCTGTCCCCAGCAAAGCGTGGATACGTGACATCGGGTCTCCCTGTCGTAGGTCTAAGGGTCGTCACTGTACACCCCCACCAACGTCAATGCAAGTAAGACTTGGTGTGACCCTTGTCACATACCTCGAACAGCGTTGTACGCAACGATTGAGTATTTAGCTTCCTCGGTGATCGGAAGGGTCGAAGTAAACAAAGTCTGCATTGCACCAACTGTCTTCTGATAGTCCTCGGAATAGATTGATACCGAGTTGTTAGCAGAGCTTACCCATCGGTAGTCACTGACCGCTGAGAGTATGCCGCCTATGGGCGTTGACCCGTCAAAGTACGTGCCAAGGAAGTTCACCTCTGCAAGGAGGTTTGCCGCTGTAAACGACCCTACCGACAGGTCAACCATGAACTCAACGAGGCAGTTGGTGTAGGTGGATGCGTTGGTAAAGGCAGTTACTGGGATCTCTACTACAGATACACCATTGATGATCTTGGAGCCGCTGCTCATCCCGACGATGCGGTTGGCTGAGTCGATGAGCCGCCCCCACTTAATCGCTGTGGTAGTACCTACGGAGAAGTAAGCACGGTCACCAAGTAACACGGGGATCACACTGTAGGCGGGGGAGAGGCTACCTATAGTAATGACCGCCCCCGTAGAGGGAGTAGTAGCAGTCCAAGTCTGACCAGAGAGAGTAACAGTCATACTAAACCGTCCCGTAGTAGGTGTTGATTGCTGCAATTTCAGTAGCGGTGAGCGCCCGTCGGAATATGGCTACAGCGAGAAGCTCCATCTGTGCGTATTGTGCCCCCCCAATGTCTTGACGACCTATGGTCATTGGTCCAGAGTTAGCAAGAGTTCCTACGGTGAAGTCTGTAACGGGTGTTCCCGCTACACCGTTTGTGTACAGAGTAACTTGGTCTGTCGCGGTATCCCGAACGCCAATCACGGTATTTACGGTCCCCGTTGTCGCAGTCGTATTTCCAGCAGCGATAGTTCCACCTGCGTCTCCAGTGATGGCCATGAATTGGGTGGAGCTTGGATTACCGTTGGTCAGATACCACCCTGAGGAGACACCGACGTTTGACCACTTCATTGCTATACGGGTGTCGGCGGGCGTGGTGCCCCATTGGCGTACAACTCCCACCACTGTGAATGAGTCTGTGGCAGAGAAATCAAGTAAGTCGTTGTCTGGCACTTCCATATAGCTGGAAGATCCAAAAAGCCATGTTGGGCGGGTGACAGCTACTGCCTTCTTACCTGCTGCTGTGCTACGGTTGATTGCCATTTCTTGACTTGATCTGGCGGGGTCGATCCATAGCACAGCAGTGGAGAGAAGCGCTACTGACTCTGCTGTCTCTTCTCCTTGGTAGTGCGTATTGATGAGAGCAACTTCAGTTGCAGTGAGAGCACGACGGAATACTGCTGCACCGTACATTTCAAACTCACCAAAGTAGACGGGGGTTCCACCTCCGTAATCAGAGCCAATGAGGAATGGAGCGGCGTTCGCTACACCCAATGTAGTTATGTCCGTAACACTAGCTCCAGCACTAGCACCAGAGTATGTGACTAGTGAGTCTGTTGAAGCGTTACGTACCCCAGAGAATACAGTTAGCGCACCAGCAGCAGGAACAGGTGAAAGTGACTCCGAGGTTTGACCTGTGGTACCAGCGTCTATTCTTAGACTTGTACCAAAGCTTGATTTTTGCAGAAAGCTAATAGTAGGAGAGGAGGGTGTTCCCGCTGATCCTTTAGAGAAGATACGCACATCGTTTGAGGGAGACCCCCACTGTCGGAGAGCAGCAACCATTGTGAATGAATCAGTAAGAGCAAAGTCAAGCAGGTCGTTGTCTGCTATAGACATGTAGTCGTTACCACCGAATAGGAAGGTGGGGCGCACAACCGTCGCCCCCTTGTGTCCAGTGGTAGAACGAACCACAAGCGCCTTCTGTTGTGACGAAGCTGCATCAATCCAGAACTTAGCTGTATTGAGGATGGTTACAGCAGCGCTATCGAAGGCAGTGGTGTAATGGTTAGTGATCGTTGTGATCTGTGCTGCGCTTAGTGCGGACTTGAACACTGCTACAGCAATCAACTCAAAGTCTGTGTTAGTTCCGAAGAATGTTCCTAGTTGGCTACCTATACGAAGGGGGGACGTATTGGTCAGAGTTGATGTAGTGGTATCTGACACAGTAGTGCTAGCTGTGCCGTTGTTGTAGGTACGAAGCAACAAGTTGGCCCGATCACGAACACCTGCCATTACGTTGATTGTTCCCGCTGTTGGGGCGACAGCGGAAGCTACGTTGGGTGAGGCGGCAGTGTCACTAACAAGGAACTTAGTGGAGGTTGTGGTACCACTGTTATACAGGAGCCAACCGGGTGTGTTAATTAAAGAGGTATACGCACCCTTGGTAACGAGTTGACCGTTAGTTTGAATAGTGTTCCATTGTCGGGTAACCGCTATTACCGTGAACGAGTCTCCTACTGCAAAGTTAATGTCAGCATGATCGGGGGCTTCCATGAAGTCGTCCCCACCAAAAAGCCAGACCGGGGCTTCAACAAGAACACCCCTACGACCACTTGTTCCTCTTGAGGCTGTCCACACTCGTCCATTGGACGTTCCACCAGTTTGCCCCATGTCATTAGCTGACCAGTTAAGAACTGGGTTAGCGGTCATATCTAATCCTGACCAAATCTTTGCCGCATAGTACTTGCCAGCAGTGAACGCTGCGCCTGCGTTATCTCCACCTACGTTGACGGGGACGGCACTAGCACGGATGTTTGTCACACCGGAAGTGGTCACAGTTTCGTAGTTAGTCCAGTTAACCCCATCGGAAGATCGGTAGAAACGACAGGTAAAACCACCCGCACCGTTGTCAACGTCTAGAGATGCTCCAACCCACATCTTCTTGCCAGCAGGTATGCCATGAGGAACGATTCCATAAGCTGCACCGCTAGTACCTGCTGCTGTATTCCATACAAACGCTAAGGTTCCGCCTAACGTAGCGCTGCTATGAGCATTCAGTTGGTAGTTGTTAAATGATGAATCTACACCGCTAGCACGCTTTCCAAGAAGCCCTCTTTCAGAAGTAATATCATCAAGCTGAACCTGAACAGCTACCGCAATATCACCTGTAATACATACATCAGTAGTTGAGGGGGTTGACATGTAGTTTGCACCGCTGGTGAGACCGGGCTGATACCAATACTTATCCCCGTAGAAAGGCAGGTGCAGGGGGTCAGAAGTATCAGAAGCAGTAGCGTACTTACCGGCTTTAGCATTGAGAGCAGATCCTGTAGCACCAAGGTTCTTAATCAACTGGGAAGATGACCCCGCAACAGGGATCGAAGTCTGCGTGCCAGAAGTGATTTGCTTAGTGAAATCAATATCTACAATCGCCTGTCCAGCAATACCATTTCGTACTATAGCCCGATAATGCTTTCCTGTCATTGAGCCGTACCATGTACCCGATGTGTTCTGTGTAGTTGCACCAAACCCCATTGGATATCCGGTGTTAGCACGGGTGTTAACTATGCGTGTGTCTGTGTTAGCACCGATAGTTGTCCACGTAGTCGGTTCTGCTACTTGATCGGGGGCGTAGTAGAAGGTGGTAACGCCAGCACTAGCGGAGCGTGTGACCTTCAGCCAAAGTGTTGTACCGTTAGCAGGACGAGAAGCTGCTGCCCAAGTAACGGTTGGGTAAACGGCGGGGGCCGACCCCAATCCCAAAACAATGGTGGTAGAGGTAATGTAGAACCAGTAGTCGTTGCCAAACCCTTTAGCTACCATAGCAGGAGAAGTACCTATGGTGTCGTACCAGTCGTCCATTGCAACACGGCACACGATTTCTACATCACGGTTACGCTCTATACGAGCAAAGTTTGTATCAGCCTGAGTTAGGCTAACGGTTGCAGCTAGAGAAGATCGTTCTGTAAACGATTGAGTGAACTGTGTTTGTTGGGTGAAGTCGGCATCTATAGCAGCGGCTACTGATGCTCCTCCGATACCATTTCGTACCTTAACATTATAGATTCGCCCACTGAAGTTTCCTAACCCACCATCACGGCTTCCAAACTGAACTTGTTGAGCGCCTGCTGTTTCTGGGGCAGTAGCGATTGTCCCCGTGCTGGAAGCTGTCCATGTAGTAGGTTCGTATGCTTGATCGGCTGCGTAGTAAAAGGACACGGAACCACCTGTTGAGGCACGGGTCACCTTGTACCAGCGAGTTGTCCCCACAACGAAGATGCCAGTGGTACTAACGGCGTTAACAGCCCAGTTGTTAGCGGAAGTTGAGTAGTGGGCAAGAACAATCTTGCTTGGGTCCGTCCCGTCCATGAGGACTCTCCAAGCAGTGTCTCTGACAACTAGTGCAGCGTTTGCGTTAACACTAGCGGGAGTGCATCGGAACACTATTTCGTAGTCACCGGGAAGGTCATAGGCGGTGTTAGTGGGGACAGCAACCCTGTAGCCGCTTGCTTGTGTACCGTGCAAAGACAAGAAGGTTGTTCCACTAGTAATCTTTGATGCGTTGCTAGTGCTAGCAACGGTAACTAGCGCGTTGTTAGCTGACCCTTCATTAAAGGTGGTTGCAAGTGCTACCTGCTTTGAGAAGTCAGCATCAAATACTGTTGCGCCAGAAGTGGTGTTACGGACAATGACACGGTAGATCTTTCCAGAAAAGGGGCGAGATAGTCCTGTCATATTACCGATACGCAAATCCATAGTATTATCTGCGATGGTAGTAACCGTGGTGTTTCCTGTGCCAATAGCTGTCCAAGATGTAGGTTCTATTGGCGAGTCCGCTGCCCAGAAAAAGGCATAAGCTCCGGTTCCCGTAGTCCAAGTTACTCTACCCCAAATGGGTTGACCTGCTGAAGCGTTGTGGGGGCTAGAGGAAACACCTTGGTTTGTGGTTCCATTACTTATTTGAAAGTTAAAAACTCCACCACTGCTATATACCTCATACCCACCACCGCTGGGAACACCTGCTCCATTAAGCTTAGAGACAATACGACCTCCAACAGCGGAGGTGTAACTATCAGCAGCAATCCTGAAGACTATCTCTACGCTGCTGCTTGGCATATCCAGTATGGTGCCGTTATCGGGGGTAGTTGCGTAGTTGCCGTCTATACCAGCCAACGATAGGAAGGTTGAACCGTCAACTATTTGCGCCCCACCTGCTGCTGTAGCTAAAGCTTTGCAGCGTGATTGGTCGGGGATAACTGTGGCACCGATTTCTGCCGAACTGAAGTCGAGATCAAGGACGGGGTTAGTCGATGGAGAGGATGGCCTAATAATGGTTCGGTACAACCTGACGTTGCCACCACTACCGGATACAGCTCCAATTGTAAGTGAGCTGGTGTTTGCACCCAACGCCCCAGAAGTGACACCCCCCGTACCATTAGTTGCTGTACCCCATGAGGTTGGCTCAGTAGCTTGATCTGGTTGCTGATAAAAAGTAACCGCACCAGTAGAAGTGAATCGAACGACCTTTAGCCAGAAGGGGGTGCCTAGGGGGTAAGAGAAGCCAGAAGCTATCGCGTACTGGGGAGTACCGGGAGTGGCGGAAAGCTCTGTGCCGAGGGAGATTCCTCCGGTACCTAGTAACGATAGGAAGAATCCACCTGACGCTCCTAATCCCAATCCCTTTGTGATAAGAAGGTTGTCGTTAGTAAGGGCGGTATTGGCGAGCTTGTCAACTTGAAGCCTCATTACTATTTCAATAGTAGAAAGGTTGAACTGGTTGAGCACGGCATCGTTAGGTATTTCTACTCGCGCCCCACCTCCTGTACACGCCAAGAAGTTAGTACCGTTAGAGCCAAGTAATTCCATTGCTCCGTTGTCTGGTATAACAGCATAGTTGTCAGCGCTCTGACCTGACGCGCCAACCACGCTACTGGTGGAGTAAAAGTAGTTCTCACCTGTGTGGGTAAGGAGGAGGGGGTCGTTAGTGTCAGGAGTACTTGAGCTACCAACCTTTGCAACAAGGGCGCGCCCCCCAGTACCAAGGTTACTAAGGTATTGAGGAGTATAAGTAGACAAGGCTGTCCCCGTGAAAGGTACTGATACTTGATTACCTGAGGTAAGACCTGTAGTGAAGTCAACGTCTACAACTGTGGGGCCACCACTTCCATTGCGAATAATGGTTCGGTAAATCTTCCCAGCAAGTGGAAGCGTTGATCCCGATTCTACGGTTCCTATTTCCAGAGGAGAGGTAGTCTGGAATACACTCAAAGATGCGGAACTTGTAGCAGTAAGAGTAGTGGTATAACTTGATGGTTCAGCCTGCCCTGTATCTACTGAGTAGCCAACAACCAATGTCCTTGTTGAAGGGGTGTACCTAGCCCGAATCCAATAAGAACTTCCATCGACTAGGGCGGGGGAGGGGACACCAGTAGTCTCCGAAAAAAAGGTGGATACTCCATCGGTAGAAACAAAGAACTGGAAGTTACCCGTTGCAGTCACTCTGAGGTGCCATGAATACTGGGTTGCCCTCCACTTACCAACTAGTATCTGACCTCCGGTAGGAGTCCAGTCGTCAAGGGATACACGCATTACAATTTCAATGACACCAGTCAAAGCCAACGACGGGTTATCGGGAATGGAAACATAGTTGCTTGCAACTCCCGGAAGGTACAGGTGGTTAGTACCTGTGTGCGGAAGGAGGAGGGGGTCGTTACCATCTACTCCAGTACCAGAACCGTAACGAGCGTTAAGAACAGACCCACCAGTACCTTGGTTGAGTGCAGCCTGCTCAGCGTTGACTGCTCTACCAGCATCAATGAAGAACTCAGCCCCCCGTAGAAGGTTAAGAGCAGTACCAGCAGTACTCTCACCGGGGTATGCCTCACGCCATACTGGGTTGACTGATGCATTGGTAAGACCAGTCTTGGGGGTCGTGATGTAGTTAGCACGCTGACTCTGAATTGTGTACTGATGGTTTGTGTCGTTGTAGATTACGTTGCTTCCGGTGATACCGCCTATCATCTGCTTAACAGCAGCGGGGGTTCCCTTGCTACGCTTGTACACACCGATGTTGTCAACGATGCCACGGAGACGCTGCTCACCAAGTTGTGACCCTTGGAGAGCGACGTTCATCAGGGATGCCAATGCATCCAAGGTCTCACCGTTAGCTACAAGTGGGTCACTTGAAATCATTACGTAATCTATGAGAGTACGTAGGTAATCCATATCATACCCAATGATGCTGAGGTACTTGAAGAGGGGGCCGACCTTATCCCCATGCGTCGTACCAATGTTCGATGAGTAGTTGGTAGTACCCTGCCGTATGTCTGCTGTGCGGGCGTATTCGGGAAGCTGATTCCACAAGGTAAGAGCTGACCCGTAATCTACTGGGACTAGGACTTCCAACTCAGCTACTTTGACAAAGTAGTTATCACCAGCGGTAGAGGTGTAGTTAATGAACAGTCCGTAGTATGCCCAAGACCCACTAGCCAAACTATCGTGCGTGAAATCGCTGATACCGTTAGTAGTGCTAACGATTCGCTGACCGGACGATACAGTCTGAGGAACACCCGCTGGGGAATACACGACTGCAAGAGATGTCGGCCCAACCGCAGAAGAGGCAGTTACTAGCGGTACTGACCAGTCAAGAAGAACAGACTGGTAAGTAATGGTCGTAGCGCTAAAGGTGCTCAGACCTGTGGCGGCGGCAGGAAGCTGAAGGCCGTCAGCACGGAGGGCACTGTCGTAGTCAGTACGAGCAGGGAATGCTCCACCTGTTACTTCTGGGTAACGGAGGAAACCACCTGACCCGCTAGAGGGCAGTTGGCGTAGAACAAAAGATACTCTTGCCATGGGTTAAACAGTTCCTCCAGATGTGGAGAACGTATAGCTACCCTTTTTAGGTAGCTTTAGAACGTCTATCAATATGTAGCTTTGAACTGCTGTACCGGGGTTTGCGTCAAACTTGGTAATGATCGCATAGTCCACACCAGTAACATTGTTTATTATTCGGTACACCTGACCGAGGTGAATACGCTGACCAAAGAATACGTTGTCAAACGAGAACAATTCGTCTAGGGCGGTAGACACGGCAGTCTGGACATCGGCCCGAACAAACCTGTCCTGAACGACCAAGGTGATACCAAGGTCGATGTATGTCCAAGCAACAGCGGAAGCACTGAGCACACTCACGCCAAGAAGGGCGAGTGGTTGGAGAGTGTTGATAACTGCCAAGGAAGTTGCTGTAGAAACAGTTTCCGCTGACGCTGTAGTGGTGAGATAGTCTGACCTGTAGATCTGAGGATAGATGGTAACGGAAGAGTTAGAGCTTGCCCCACCCTGCACGAATGAGAGCGACGCTTTAGCTACGCCCGGTACTTGCGATGCAAGAGCGATGAAGTCAGCGCGGGTTACAGCCCTGTTGTTGGTACCAGATATGGCTGGGATAGACCGCTTCATTGATGTGATTGATTCGTTGTCTGTGCCTCCTGTAAAGGAAGTACTAGACGTAATGGAGATACCAGTGGGGGTAGTCCCCGAGAACGCAGTGATGCAGTTAGCAGGGATGTTACCATCTGCGCCTGATGACTCTGTGTAAGTAGCTTTGATCTTGGCTCCGGTAGGGGGGACGAAACCGTTTAGGTAAGTTCCAAAAATAACCTGAGTAGAACCGTCAGCAGCAGAGTAAATAGCGAATACCCGGTCTCCGGTGGGGGCATCAATGATCCGAGTAACACGTCGGTACTGGGTAGCAGTCAGTCCGTCCTCCAGTACATACACATAGATCGAATACGGATCAACATTGGTCGTGGTCAGGGAGTATCGCTGCCCAACGGTGCCGTCAGAACTTGAGGCAAGAACCTCTTCTACGTGGCGGGTACCCTCAGATACTGTTACCGCTGCGTTGTTTCCTGCGTTGATAGTTACGTTGCTAGTGGTGTAACACTGGTAACTCTTGCTGTTGTACTGAGCAATAAGGGGTGTGTACTGCGGCACTGAAATAGACGCTGCGGTTGAGTTCGTCAGGGTCAAGGTAGATACTGCACTGCTGCGCCCCCGAGGGGTGTAGTCCATAAGGTTAGCTATAGCAAGAAGACTTTCTCGCTGTGTAGCTGTGGTTATGGAAGTCTCCCCTGCTGCCCGATCAATGTAGTAGTGCATGATATCAGCAGCGTGCGCCCACAGGTCAACAAGCAACATACCGAAGTCAGAAGGATCTCGCTCTGTCCATTCAGGCATAACTTCTGTAGCGCGAGCCAACATATCCGCACGGATAGTATCGAAATCTCTTGAAGTGTAGTTAAATGCTGCCATAACTAGAAACCAGTCTCTTCTGATAGGTCGCCGGGGAGAGCGACGCGGAAGGTTGTCTGGCGGGCAGGTGCCAAAGGAAACTTGTAGTACACAGTTATGTCCGCTTCTGAATCGTTTACTCCAACAACTTTTACATCCATAAAGATAATACCACTTATTCTGTCTGACAGTTCCGTCATTGCTTCCATACGGAAGTCTGCTGATATCAAATCGTCAATGGGGCCAAACAGAAGCTGGTTAATCCCCGCCCCATATGAGGGTATGCCAATACGCTCATACCTATCAGTGGTAAGTACGTTGAGCATCTTTTGTTCAGCCTGAGTTACAAGGTCTGTTGTCTGTCCAATGTGCCCACCTGTAACTGAGAAGGGGGTCAATATTGTTGTTGGCATTAGTTAGATCCTGTCAGGGGGCTTTGAGGGATGCGTTCTCTTCTTCAAGTTCTTCTATACGAAGAATAAGTAGAGCACGCTCTATGATGTGGGGCGCATCGCGCTGGATGATCGCTAACACTTTGTTTCCGTCGATCTCTTTATTGTCTGACATTTTATGTACCTTTCTGGGTTGAGTGAATACTACACGCCCGCTACTGGATGCCAGCAACAGTAAGGCGACTCTTTCTTATGGGATTTGGGTCTCAAGGTATTCTATTCTGGTCAATGCACCTTGCAGAGCACCGACTACATCTGCGATCGTTGCAAATAAGTTCCACATGACTGGTACTGCATCGTTTAGATCAGGTTGGTTATCCATTAGCTCAATAGACAAAGTCCGATACTCGTCTTCTGGGTCAACCCACCCCCAAGAAGCTAGGTAGTGATCAACTAGAGCGACCTCTTCTGCGACGAAACCTCTCTGAAGATGCAGCGAGGTGTACTCGTTATCGTCAGATAAAACGCCCCTCTTGAAATAGAACTCAACTGGACGTAGACCCATTATCCGAGCAGTTGAATCTGAGTTCGGGATGCTTTGAATACGCTCTTTCAACACCTGCCGAGATGCGACTGTAGTCATAACTCCGAAGCCGTCTGGAGTGCAAACATTTCCTCCGTTAGCTACGGCCATGTTGATGGCTACAGCTCCACTTGTTCCGTTAATGGCTAGACGCTGCGCTCCGTTCGCATTCATGGAGACTCCTCCGGCTGTTATCGTGAACCCTCCGGAGCTAACGGTCAAACCGCCTGCAACGGTCACTACGGTATTACTTACCTGAACTTGATGACTGGCATCGTTAGCCGGTCCTCTTATGTATGTACCTCCTGAACCAGAACTAATAAAAGTATCCGATGTAGTCATTAGCATACCGTAACCATTACCGCCCGTCATTCCTGTAACGGTTATAGCGGAATGAGCTGTCGATAGGGTTCCACCGGGACTCCACACGGTACCTAGTTGCATTTGGGGGCTTCCACGCCCACCAATCAAGGCGTTACCAGTGCTGGTGCTTATTTCACCATTGGTAACCGTGAACGCTCCAGCGTTTACTGTTAACCCAGAGGAGTTTACCGTAGTACGGGCGGTTGTCAGTGTTCCATCCCTTACCTGAACGGAGGTCGCCCCAATTAAGATCAGGGGGGAACCGGAGTCAGCAACTAAACGAACATCCGAACCGACAACCCCCTGCAAATACCCAGTTCTTACAGCTGCACCTGTATCCCACATACTTAGGTAAGGGTTATTGCCAGACATGCGTACCGCTTCACCTGTAGCTGCGAACGTAGACATTGCAGAAGCTATAAACGATGTCGTCGTAAGAGCGCCAGTAGGTGCAAGGGAAGCAATACTAGTAGCATTAGAGAACCATTTGAAAGATGCTCCTGTGGGGGCTGACGACCATAAAGTGCCACTGTTTATACCTATGGCGTAATCAGCATTAGAAGCGTCTAATGATGGGTAAAGAACTGCCTTAGTTCCTACTGACCTAGTGGTAGTAGCGGGGGCACCAAGACCAGCGTTGTTCCACTCCAACCAGTTAGATGTAACGCCCCCTAAGGCTAACTTGACTCCAGCAGCATTGTTTAGAGTAGCGGAAGCAAAGGTAGGAGCAGACGTAGTGTTAATGCTTTGCGGGGTTGATAGAGTAACGGAGTTAGCAGCGTGGGTAACTACTACTTGATCGGTTGTTCCTGCAACTGTCTTGTACTCGGGGGCCGTGGCAGCAGCATTCATGCCGACTACCTGATTGGCTGTTCCCTTTGCTAAACGAGTGAACGCAGATGCCCCCGTGGTTGCAGCATAGATAGTGTCTCCTGCAACATATGCTGAGGCACCAGTGCCCCCCTTAGAGGTGACAAGGGTAGTAGACAGAGTATCAGCGATTCCATTTCGCTGTTCCGATACAAAGAACACTCGGTCAGACACTCGGTTAGATGCTACAAAAACTGTGGAACCTACGGCAGGCACGTTGTAGAGACCAGCGACCATGGACAGTCCGATGTTGGATACATAGGTAAGAACCCCCGCTCCAGTTAGTTCAGGTATCTCAACTTGGCATATGCCGGTAGAGGCATTAGTTACTCGTACTACGGCTCTGTGCGCTACATACCCTACGGAATGGTTAGACGTAAACATTTACTGTCCTATATGAGCTAGTCCATTGGTCATTGACATAGGTTGGCTTGGGGGGCAGTGAGTACGCTTGAGTACCTTTATCCCACAATACATCTACTTTGTTCTTGCGAAGGTCTAAGGTTGTAACAAACATTCCTGTCCTAAGGAAATGTCGAACACCTTCTACATACCATAGTCCATCAAATAGCCCGTCATACCTATCCAAGTTAACTATCCCACCGGGAAGTGCCCCAAGTAATCCAATTACAACTGCTGTTGCGGTGTAGTCGTAGTCTTCTCGTTGGGTGGATTTGAGGAGTCGAACAGCTTGGTCGTATGTGTTAACAGCCGTATTAAGAGAAGTAGTTATCTCCCCAGCAACATCTAGCTTCTCAACATCGCTGGTAGAAACATCAAAGATTACGCCTAAGTCGGTATGCACAGTGGTGCTGGCATCTAGGTACGTGCCGTCTATTGTCATTCTAGAAAACTTTCCATCAAAGGAAGTGATCTGTCCGGGGGAAGGCTTAGACCCCGTACGAGTAATGGTGGAGATCTTATGCACGGAAGTGCTTCTTCCAAAGGCTTTGTGGGGGTCAAAGATATGCATATGGGTACCGTGTACGGTTACGCAATACCCCATGATGTCACAGTACCTAACCAAGAACTGCCAATCGGATTCGTTGGATTGAGTAAGGTTTTCAAATACCAGATCGTCTTTTGGTACGTCAAGAGACAGTCCGTATGTACTACAGAACTCTCTGGCTACGTACTCCAATGTGTTATTGGCCCACACTCGGCTAATCATTCCCCTCATTTTGTAGGAGGTTCCGAAGCAGACAAACACTACCTCTTGAAGGAGGCTTCGGTTAACCGTTCCGTCAGCGGTAACAGACAACGGTTTAACGAATTCTATAGTTCCATAGAACTCTGATACATATGAGGGGCCGCTATCCATACGGACAAACACAGGCTTACCTATGTACTCAGTAACGAATCGTGCAGGAACTCCAGCCATAGTTACCTCGCACATATCGTGTGAGTCAGACTTAAGGTCAATAGTTACAGCAACAACTGAGTTGTAATCGACAGGTACATCACCAATGGTAATGGTAAGAGTTGGAGATATGCCTGTGGCGCTCTGACGGATCATCTAGGAATCCGTAGATAATCCCCAACGACAAGATCTTCGGGGAACTTAACCTGAGGATTGATATCAGCAATCTCCCACCAACGGCGATCATTGCCCAGAAGACGAGCAGCGACATTGCTAATAGTATCTCCCTGAGCAATTAGGTGTAGGGAGTACTGAACACCGTCAGTATTGACTTTGACAGAAGCTGTCTGTCCAGAAGCGTCTAGTGCGTAACGAGAGGTGGTGTCAAGTGCAACCATATCAGCGACCCGGCCTTGAGATAGATGGTTTTGGATTAACCGTAGTGGTGGTAGCACCAACAGTAGAGGAGGTACCGGGAACTAGAGACCCTGCTCTACTTTGCGAGGGCTTCACTACGGGAGGAGTGACAAATACTGTGGAGGGGGACACAGAAGGATTTGATTGGGGACCGTTAGCTGGGGGTAAGGTAGATCCCGGCATGATTCCACCATCCCAGTTAATAACTACATCATTCCAAATAGTTGCGGAGTCGTTGTTCTCTGCGGGGTTGGACACTGATTTGTAGGACTTTCCATGTCCAGTAACTGAGTCTGCCCCGATAGTAACAGTAACCGACACGTTGAAAACCATCATCCATACAGAGTTACCTCCAAACCAGTCACTTGTATCCACTAGGGTTCCCTCGGGAGGGGTTGATTTGGAAGTAACAACTTTTCCAACTGTACTTTTATTTAAGTAGTTTGTCCTGTAGTTGGTGTCAGAACCCCAGTTAGTGTTAGCAATCTTCTCTATTCCGTATAGATGTGACCAGTCTGGAATGTCAGATTGAACTGAGGAGGACAACTTGTGTAGTTTGGAGTCAAGAGTCCCGTCGTCAACAAAATCAGTTGTCTTAAGAAGTGGACCATACACATCCACACTTGCATCTACGTGGATAGTTGCGTCTTGGTCGGATGTTGAATCTAGTTTATTCTTTATCTTGTCAGTTGTAGACCACGCGCACACAGCCTGAAGCCAATCAGATCCATACTTTTGGCTACCCATGCTTTTAACATTAGCTACTCTAAGGGTGGTATCAGGACCGTTCCAATTATCTTTATAAAGGAGAGCTACCTTTACGGAAGGGAACGATTGAATGAGTGAGTTTGCATGTGCTATCTGAGCAGCGGTTGCTGCGGATTGCGTAGCTACCCACGTGTCATGCTGAGACTTCAGAGACTCAGTGGTGAACGTAGACTTCTTAGCGTATCCGACGTACGTTGCAACCATCTGTAATGTGCATCGTGCTCGCATAGGAACCATTGTCGAAGTAAACTTCTGATACTCAATATCCACGTTGCTAACAAAACCCTCAACGATAAAGAGTGAGGAGAACACAACACGAACAGGAAGAGGCTGCAAGAACGCCGAGTTACCGAAGTTAACAGCTCCAATGATATTAGGAACATTGGTTTTAGCTTTTTCGTACTTCGCGGCATCGGCTGATGAACCTTGAGCTTCCTGCTCAGCCACGATCTGCCGCATAGCTACCTTCTGTGCGTAGTCAACGCTTTGGGGGGTGAGTCCAACTCCGATGACAGCGTTAAGAGCAGCGATGTCCCTGAGTACACCAACTTGGTTAGGGTTCAAATCCAAGAGCATGTTGTTAGCCATATCTGGATTCACCCCTGACAAGTTACTTGACTCATTCAGTTCCATGGATCTATCGAAGTCAATGGAAAACTGAAAGTTGGTATTGGCTGCAACTGGGACTGAGAACTGACCTATGTCCTGCTGCATCATGTTCAAAAGGTCTTGTGCCATAGCTACGGAAGTGGCTAAGCGTTCTGGATTAAACTGAAAGGCGCACTTGCGTATCTGTAAGGATACGCCTTCCATATCTGTCATAAGAGATCTGATATACCCACGTTGAATCTTTGTGGTGTATACGTTTCCAGAACTAGATTGATTGCGTATGGTATTGCCGGGGAACTTAAAGGGTGGATTGTCTGCGGAGCCGGTAGCCCAGTGACCATTAGGTCCTGCGGATAGTTGTTCTTCTCCAGCCTTACCAGCACCGAAGAACTGATCGTTGTTAAATCCTGTGCTCATCGCGTCCTCAATAATTCAGTGTCTAGTTCTGACTTGATCGCGTCTCGAACCTGATTGGCTATCTTTCTGATATCAACATCTGCTGGTACCCCTTGAAACGTGAAGTTCATAGGCATCGTTATAGACGGGGATGAGTTGATATGCACGGTGCTGTTACCGCTAGTCGGTGGAGCCATATTCCCAGAAGACCTAGGCATGGGGTCACCGGATACTGAGACCCTGCTAGATGAAACTGGCGTGCCACCAACTGGTAGGTTTTGGATAGGCATAGGGTCACCGCTATTAAACCCTGCCTGCTTAACTCCATCTATTGCAAGGGGCATCTGCTTCTGAATGGCGGGGGAATCTATACCGTTCTCTGGCTTGTAACCTAGCCAGTCGTAAAGAGCTTTATCACCCTTAGCAGATCCACCCCTCTTTGAATACGCCGCAAAGGCTGCTTTAGCAGCAATGTTAGGATCAAGGAGTTGAGATCCTGTGTACCCTAGTTTGGTCATTAGGGGGCCGAGTGCTTCTGGGCGCATGTTGATCTGCCAGAGACCATAGGATTGATCCTTGGTCGTGTTATTCATGTTCATGCTGCTTGGGTGACCACTGGATTCACGAAGAGCTACAGCGACCATTGTTGTTAGATCTTTGCCACGGAACCCAGCGTTGAAAGCTACTTGAGCGATCTGTGCTGGTGTCATAGTTCCATCTTTGGGAATGGAAAGACTAGCTCCCGTAGGTGCGGGGGAAGCTCCCGACGACGTACCGGCTAATGTATTCTGACCTTGGCTATTCCCTCCTGACCCCATAGCTTCCCCTAGGGAAAGTCGTGGTCGTACTCTTCCACGATCTAGGGTAAGTCCAAGGTTACCTCTGCCCGTACTCAGCGGATTAGGTGATGAGGTAGTTCCAGCTACGTTTGCACCATCAGTGATGCTTATTGCTGGGGGAGATCCTGCGGTGGCCTCTTTGGGAAGGGGGGAATCGGTAGAGCCGTCTGCGTACTTACCCTTTGCAACGCCCTTCTCATACTCTCCTCTACCTGCTGGAAACTCTGAAGGTTGAGTATGCCAAGGCTCTGAGTTCTCATTAGCAAACGTCTTCAGACCAAAGCGAGCAGCATTGGATTGCCACCAGTTGAGGTCTCCCTTAAGGTCAGCGGCAAGACCGATCTCATGCATGGACTGGCCGGGAGGGGCGGCATCCGCACCCTTAACTTTTATCCAGTTAGACCCTTGCCACTCAACTGTGTCTTTCGTCTTCGTAGCAGTCTTGCGATACCTGTCCAAGAAGGTACGCTCTTGAGTAGCTGAGCTTCTCCAACCTTCACCTATACCGAGGGCTGGATGTTCACGGAATGCTTTAAGAAGACGTTCCTTCAGAATCGGCTTGAGCTGAGCAAACGTGGACCAAGACTTTAGTTGAGTAAGGGTCTTTGTCTCGTTCTTCCAACCAACTGGGATGGAAATGTTATCGTCGTTAGCTGCTGAGGCAGAATTGGCCGGAGGGGTGGGGGTGGGCTGAGCGGACGGAGTAGCGGCAGGTGCTGGAGAGGCTGACGGTACTGGAGATACGGAGCCGGGGTTGGCGGTAGAAGAAGACCCAGCAGTGGCTGTAGACACATCGGCTGGGTTAGCGGGGGCACCGTCGCCACCTGTTGCTACCGACGAAACTCCACTGACTACTCCTCCTGCAAGAGCAAGTGGGATACCAATTTCTGGGGCGATAAAGCTCATGGCGGCACCGGCAGTACCCATAGCATTGCCAACGAACTTGCCAATTCCTCCTAGTGCTTGCTGGAAACCACGGGTATTAGCGCGAGCACCTATAAGGCCACTCAGTTTGTCTTCAACCTTACCCAAAGCTTTAATCAGAGACTGGTTTGACTTCTCAAGCTTGGAGTAATTATCAGCTTGCCTGCGATACATGTTCTCTTCGCGCTGACCCTGTACACGCTTGGTCTCTTCAGACTGGTTAGCGAAGTTATCCTCAACGCCCATGCGCTTGCGGTCAGCCTTCTTGCTAGGGTCGTAGTCCCCCTTGCCACCCTTCTTCTTAAACTGGATGTTCTCTTGGGCGTACTGAAGCATCAAGTCTTGAGCTTGAGCGTCAAGTCCTAGGTTGGAGAGGTTTGCTCGTACAGCGGAACCTTGCTGGAAGGCTCCTTTAAGAGTCTTCTCATTACCAAGACCGGACATCTTTCCAATCTTCTGGAAAGACTGGAACATGTCTGCTGCCCCGCCACCCATCTTATTGAAGTTAGTACCTCCAGTAAGGGCGAACATTCGGTTAGCAACTTGAGGACCCATCAATGAGTTCTGCATACCAACGAGGTCTTGCGTTGATACGGAGTATCCAGTCGCAGCACGCATCGCCTCATATCCAGCAGCTTGTTTACCTGCGTCGATACCATATCGAACTTGATTAGAGAGAAGGGCGTTGAGTCCACCATCTCCAAGCTTGTAGTTGGTGAGAGGTTTACGAAGGTTGTTAGCAACCTGATTCTGGGACATGCCCGTCATCTGTTGCTGCACCATGCTTAGACGATCAGCGGGGAGGGCGTACGCCATGTTCTCGTCAATGCGACGGTCTGCTAGTTGAACACCTTTACTCGCAATTGATGTTGCTGCGGCAAAGGCCCCCGCAACAATAGATCCTTTAGACGTTCCAGAGGACTCAGCGATAGCGCCGCCAATGCCCTTAATCTTGGACATGAACCCACCGGCTTCGGGGGGACCGGAGGTGGAAGGAACGGAACTACCGGGGGCACCGATAGTAGTGGACTTAAGCTTACCTACGGTTTTAGGACCACCGCTTGGTGTACTGGTGGACACTGCTCCCGCTACAGAGGTACCAGCTTTAGTAGCGTCAGAGATTAAACCTTGAAACTCTGCTCTGGCCTTCTTAATGGCTTGAGTGAGGCTATTAAAGGCTGTGGTGATTGACCTGACAGAAGACGTGTCAGCGGTAACACCTGTTTTAGACGAAGCTATAGAGCGGGTGTGTTCACCGCCAATACCTGCCTCTGAATCTGCCATTGCCGCCTCCGTCTACTTACTACGCCAGACCGCCATTCGGAACCAGTAATCCCGAGCACGAACTGACATGTTCTTTATTGATTCTAGATTAAACCCTTTGTAGACAGAGGCTATGGCTTCGTATTCCCAATAAAGTTCTCCGATATTAACCGAGTAGAAGTGAGACCCAGTTGAGCGCAACTGTCATATCAACTTCACAATGGGCACAATGGGTATTCACCGCCCCCAACTTTGGTCCTAGCTCGATACTAAGAAGTCGGTCAACAATCTTATGGCGGTCACCTAAGTTTATCTTACGCGCCCACTCCAAACGGTTAGAAGGCTCATCCTCAGCAGAGAATACTGCACACCGAGAGAGGATAAGGGTGTTGGCTTCTGCATCGTTCTTACACTTTGATGCAGCAGTTGTGTCTGCTCCTGTGGGAATGTTGAAGAGGTAGGTGCGATTACGGCCCTTGATCTCTATTGGGGAATCAACTTTGAAGTCAGGCTTCTTGTAGATGAAGTCCTTATCAAGTTCAATATCAATATCGTTCTTCTCTCCGCAAGAGTTGCAAGCAGCTTGCACGGTGCGGATCAACCCATAGGTAGCACGGATAACAGCAAGATACAGAATGTCCCGATCCCCATTGATAAGGGTATCAAGAACACTAGGACTGGTGATAGGGGTATCACCTATGCTGATAACTGTTCTGCCAAGGAGGGCAGTTAGGTATTCACCAAAACTTACTCCATCCTTGGCAGCTAGAACAGCTAATGCCTCTTCGTCGGTACCATCCATCTCACGAACTTGTGCCTTAGTGTCAAACTGATTGGTATCAGCGTTCCACAACCCACGTATAAGTTCTGTTTCAGTTGATAGTGCTGGCTGCATATAGGGGGCTTTTTCTTCCGCTATAGCATCGTTGATTGAATCTACCCCTGCGGTAGCGCTCATGGTGTTCTCCTAGTGTAAGACGTATGTATAACTAACTCAGAATTAGAGTCCGGTGAGTGGTGCTTCTCCGTTAGCGTCCGAAGCAAACGACACAGCGAAACCTTCATGGTTGATAACCATCTGCTGAATCATAATGCTGCTTTCGCCAGCCGACAAGTCGGTGAGCGAGTACGAAGCTGGCCAACAGTTGTACAGCTTGAAAGCAAGCTTACGCCTGCCGGGGCTGGCGTTGTTGTTAACAGCTTCACCGGGGGTGGTGTAACTGCCGCTTGATACGGGATGATCATATACTGATACGAGGATATCGGCGCGGTAGTCATTGTCGTTGGACGATGAGCCGCCACCAACACCACCCTGAGTCCAGTTATGCATGAAGGTTTGCCACTTGTACAGGCTTGCTTCGTGGGCAAAAAGGCCCTTGCTAAAGGTGACTGGGGCGTAATCAGACTGCCCGATCATCTTATGAGGGTGGGTATTCATGCCACCCTCACGGTACTGGATGAGTTCGTTGCTGACCGAAAGACCGGAGACAACCGCGAAGCCAAGTGTACCTATCTGCTGATCACCGACTTGGTTCTTCAGGGCTGCTCCCTGAGGAAGAATCTGCACTCGGAACTTAAAGTTGCGAATTGGATCTGTTTTATTTGGACGTGCCATTGCTAACTCCTAGGGTACTTAGACGTTGATCTCTGCTGCATTGCTGCCACCAGTCCACTGGCTGAGGTTAATCACAATGAACTCTGCGGGATAGACAAGTGCTACGCCGACAGATACGTTGACTATGCCTTGGTCAATCGAAGTGGCGTTGTTGTTAGTCGAATCGCAGACAACAAAGAATGCGTCAGTTGACTTCGCGCCCTTGAGTCCACCTGCACGCCAGAAGTTGAGCAAGAAGTTACTAATACCATTGTTAACTTCGATCCACAAGTTGGCATCATTAGGCTCAAACACCGAAGGCTGAACAATTTCCTTAATGGATTTACGGATGTAGTTAAGCGACCGGCGAACAGGGATGAACTTATCGGGGTTAACTTTCTCAAGGGTACGGGTACCGTTGATAAATACACCTGCGCCCGGTACCGCTTTAAATGTGTTGCAAGGAGGGGTGAGGTCATACAGCTCACCAACTTGAGCGTCGGAAAGTTTAATAGTCAAACCAAGAGCACCAACAATGGTGGAATCATAACCAGCAGGAGCCTTTGCAACCGACCGAGCAAGTTCGGTGCGAACGTACACACCTGCAACCGCGCCTCCGGGGAAGGTAGTACGCAATGCACCGGGGCCAGTCTTCAGTGGGTCAACCATCTCAAGCATAGGAGTGTATTGAGCGACGAAGTTTCCTCCCGTGACGCCACTGGCACCTGTAGCGGTGGTTTTCAAACTACTGTAGCTAGCGTCAGTACCGTTAGGGTCTGCGATAACAAAGCTATCACCTCGGGAGGCTGCCTTAGTAGCAAGGTACTGCACAACTGTTGTACCCTTGCCCACTGCATTAAGCAGCAAGTTACCGGGAATGCTGTCAATAAGATCAATACCGCTAGCTCCGTTGTAGGCTGTGTCGCCTACAGATCCTCCGCTTGCTCCACCAGAAAGACTGGCTGAGGCGGATGTAAACGTACCAAGTGTTGAGGCGGCAGCAACCGAGCTAGATGTGATTGTAGAAATACTTGACGCAGTAATAAACTTACTGTATCGGTTTAGCATCTCTGGGAAGAATCGGTTTGCATTTTCATCCATAGAAAGCTCTTTCCAGCTTTCTACCTCTACGTTATTTAGAGCAACAGACAAGTTAAAGGTTGGCTTTGCTACTGACGAACTTGTCACAAGGCCAGTCGAGGTAGTTAGCTTTAGGCTGTTACCCCATGTACCGGGACTGTTAGCCGAGAATGTAGCTAGGGATACAGATCCACCTACGCTACTTCCAGTGTAAACCGTAATAGAGGAAGCTCCAGTAGAGGGGCTGGTAGAAGCAGAAGTGGCAGAGCTATTATAAATACGGATAATGTAAGCCGAGCGACCACCATTAGCGAAGTAGTGGTACACGCTGTAGCACATGTCGTAAGCGTTGTCAAGATCCCCAAACAGAGTCTTGTAGGACTGCCAATCAGTAATAAGCGTTGGACCTTGGGGGCCGCGGGGCGACTCACCAAGGAACACAGCAGCGGTAGGACCACTAGGTGCCTGAATCAGTGATGCGAGCTGCGATTCCGCGATGTAAACGCCGGGAACATTATAGGTTGCCATTAGAAAGCCTCCGTGAGGTCGTAGTTGTTATTAGCGGTAGGGGGCGAATGGTTTTCCACGTTCAACGTCGGCTTGAAGGCCCATACACTATTTGTAAGAGAAAGATCAGATGCGGGTATCTCTGCGTTCATCCGAAGGGTAAATACCTTTCGGAATATACGTTTTGTGTACGCCGCCTCTACGTCAAGAAGATTAGATGAAGACCAGTTTAGTAGATCTAATCGTCTAATTGTGCCATCTTCGGGTATATCAATAAATCCCCTTCTAAAAGGAGTTATACGACGAAGCATGGTGTTTGTTATCTGCCTATCGTGATCTTGTGATCTTGCATAGGAAGTAACCTGATACATCAGATCCACAGGTACGAATGAGTCAGTAGACATAAATGACCCAGCGGGAGTCAGTGCGTCCAATTGGTCATGGGTATACGTGGACGGATAATATGCTAAGTCATCTCGGTACCAAGCAGCTTGGGCAGCGGTCATGCGAGATGTATCCGACACATTGTAATACGTAGTCTCTGATTGCTGACGATCAGTAGCATGGTTTATATTGAGAAGATCTATAGTTAAAAATGGATATGACTTTTCGGTGACATCATGAGGATATCGAAAGAATACATCGCATATCCGTTGACTCTTGCGATCATCTGTAACGGGGATATTCGCTATACGACGCTTGATAGCAGCGTCTTCTGCTCGTATGAAGTTGGTGGTAACAGGGGCAATACTTGCCCGAGTATTCCTCCACGTACGATAGACCAGAAGTGTCATTAAGGAGTCAACTCCGTACCAATAAGAGAACCGCTGCCGTCAGCAGCCCATGTAGCGTAAAGCGTTCCAGTATAAATTGGTGTTGGCATTACCCAATATCCATTTGCTGGGATCGACACAACAAACGCAGTAGAAGAAGCTACCGCTCCGTAGTTTACGTATACGGCGTTGGCATCGGTGTTTGTTAGAATAAGACCGATACGAGCGCTATTAGAAGCTTTAAGTGTTTGAGATGTTGCTAATGACGCTACCGAAATAGCAGTAACGTTACCTGCTTTAGGGTATGAGTCTGCAATGGTTACGCGCTGCGTGTTGGCATCGACTGCCCCTACACCTGTGGTAACGGAGTAGTCGTTCCCTAGACCTGTTGCATTTCCAATAGTAATAGCCATGAGTCAATATCCTTTACAGGTTCATTCGCAGAGTAAGTTGCCTACTGATTGCATCGGTGTTACGTACTGCGGTGGATCTAACGATGGGGGCAGGTTCAAGTTGAGGACTGCCATGCTCTAACTCGCGCATGTGCTGCAACTCTTCATCGGTTCCACGGAGCATGTACAGGAAGCCCTGCTCCTTAGGACTGTACTGCACATACATCTGGTCGGCGTACTCTGCCCAATGCTCGTTATGCTCTGCGGCGGATTGGAGAGCATGAGTGGCATACGCTGCGGCACTACGGGTAGCGGCGGCGTACTCGTCCCCAAAGTTTGAGAGGAAAGAATCCGCTGCATCCAGTACGCCTAGATCCCCAGAAAAGATGGGTTTAGGTGCGCCAGAACTAGGGGATACAGATTGAGAATGAGCCATAAGGCTTCCCCAGTTCTAGGCGATGAACATACAGGCGCACACCTGTAATGACTTCATACTAGCATAAGAAGATATCAGGGGAGCGTATCTGGCCAAGGAAGGTCTTGTATATTTGGATGATTAGAGCTAAACACATCGTTCATCATCTCTTGATCGACATACACTTCCTTACCACTTACACGGACAAGGACTTCTCCACGAAGGCGACCCCTTACCGTGTAAGTAGCCACTGAGTAATACCGACCATCGTACAGGAACAGATCCTTCATACGTGGTTGGTATTCCCATGGGGTGGTAATGCCTGCACCGATCATGGCCTTCATGGAGATAACAATATCGGTGTTCTGAGTCGGTTGACGACCAGTGTCGATAGCTCGGTTGTTATCTTCCTCTTCACTAACAAAGAGAGTGGGGACTGTTACTCCAGCTTTATAGGTAAGACCAGTAACTCCTCGGGGGGACTCGTCATATACATCGTCGTACACGCTCCCCTCTGACAAAGACAAGAACTCGTACCACACAACTGCCTCTCCAGCCTGTCGCTGGTGGCGCTCGTAGTGCTTGTTAATGTTATTTAGTTCTCTACGAAGGTCGAGGCTCACTGGAAGAAGATGTCACTTACGTAGGTAACAGGGGGGTCGCCTTCCACAAACACGTCCTCGCGAAGTGGATCGCCTTCATCAGCAGTGTGAATCATACCGCTATCAATAGCTGGCCACAGGCGTTCGATTGGACTGTAGTCTCCAACCTCACGCTCACGGTAGATGGGAACAAGGCGTTCTGTGGTGTGACTGCGGCGGCGAAGAGTAAATACTTCGATGCGGTCAAGGCCAACATTAAGAGCCTGTGCTCGCTTCTTGTATTCTTCTTGCCAGTATGACAGCAACCCCTGAACCATACGGTATCGCTGAGATGCTGATATATGCACGCTCTCGGATGTGATGACATCAATGTCTCGGCTGAACTCTGACACTAGCCCCCAGAGAGCTTCAACCAGAGTGAGGACGCCTACAAGGTCACGAACTACGGGAGCCAAGTTATCCAAAGGAGTATGGATATTATGAGTAATGAGATTGATAGCCATTTCGGAGTAGAAATCAAGGTCATCATCGGATAACCACTCGTAGTGATATCCCTCTACTAGAAGTTTGTAAGCATCAACTAGGGGTGTCTTGAGACGGAGGATGCTGTTTCGGGAATCCAAATCGTATTGAGTTGACGAAAGAACGGTAGCTGATCCTGCCGATGCGCTGTTTGATATATACGCACACCATAACGATGTGGGGTCGATATTAGGAGACGACAACTCATAGGTTCTACCTGACGGGGAGAACTCCATCTGGAAGAAGGTGGGAAAGTCTCTCAGGTAGTTCCGTGCTACCCTAATGATATTGGCTTTAGTTTCCATGAGCTTCCTCCCAATCGGCACTTCCTAAGCCTTGGATAACGTCCATTGCAGCTTGGTTAACGCCGGGGTGGGCATCTCTGAATTTATGCGTGGTTGTGCCACGGCGCAGAGAGTGGTCAGCTAAAGTTCCACTATCAATAGGTGGGATGCTAGTCACAGCGCCCGAATGATCCAACGAATATACTTAGAAGCCTGAACCATGCTCATAGCGGTTCCGCTACCCACGGTGTTGGTAGATGCCCCCGTACCAGAAGTACCGTTAGACATGGTTGCACTTGATGTGGCGTTACCCACTGGCTGGCCAGTACTGGTGAGGGTGTGACTGTGATCACCTATGATTCCACCGTTGGTGATAGGAGTATGAGTGTGGGAAGCAGCCGCCGTTAGAGTTGCAGCATCTACTATAAAAGGTTGAAGAGTTACCGTTCCTCCTGCTGGAGATGAAGTGTTAATGGTTACTAAACTCGCACCAATAGCAGTACCGCCAGCGCCGTAGTATGACATTGTTCCAAATCCTCCAGCACCAAAGGATGTTCCTCCGTTGCGAAGATAGGTGCCAGTTAGTCCGACCTGAGAGTCTGTAGTAGGAGTCATGGTAATAGCATGGCCATGATCTCCAGTACCTGTAGCGGGAGAGACGGGTGCAGCCGTGTTGCTCAGCACTCCAGAGGTATGGGTATGGCCGAAGGTATGAGTGTGATCCACCAAGTGTTGGTGGACTGCCATTTCACCTACTGTCATTGACCGAGTATCTGAACCGACTGATGCACCGGGAGAAGTAGATTGACCGGAGGTATTAGTGGTAGTACCTTTAGGAACGTACCCACCACTACCATTAAAGTCAGGAATATAGAAGTGGGTGGAATCTGCAACTCCATATAAGGCACCTGATGCATAAGTACCAAACAATGTTGGGTAATCAGTCCTAGTTAAAGACTGCCCGTCAGCGGACAGATATCCACTAGGAAGATTTCCTATTGTTGGCCACCCAATCATTCCACCGATAGGTATAAACGCTGCGGGGGCATTAGCTGCCAACTCAGTCCAGTTACCATCTGAGGCACCTACGTACAGGTTTGAACCTGACCCTGAGGGGGCGGAGGCATTGTTGTAGTACAACTGCCCTTTTGTAGCGGTGCCTGCGGTAGGAACGGCAGCGGCCTGCTTGCTTACAAGCTGTGTCTTACCGAAAGCTCGCTTGTCTACGATATGAGTAGAGCCAACAGTTGCAGCAACTGGACGGTAAATAGCAGCCAATATAACGTCAGTATTACTATCGAAATGTATTGTGCTATCAAAGGTAGCAGTTGTAATAGCCCTAGACGCGGGGTACGTAGGGTTGGTAGCGTTCTCTGTTCCACGTATAACAGCCAACGCTGCCACTGTGCTACTACTCGCTCGGATAACAACGAGGTCAAACCTCTTGTCAGTGGGAGTGGGGGTCGGAAGCGACAGGGCAGAGTTGGCTGCAATAGTGTAGTAGTTACCGTCTATCACTACTGAAGCAGCAGAGACGTTAACGGTAGTGCTATTACTGTTAGTGGTTACTGCCCCACCCGATATAACGAACGTGCGGGAGATGTTACCGAGAGCTTCAAAGTCAAGAGAGTCTGGCTCACTTTGATCTAGGACAGCAAAGGGAGTGCCAGTTGCATCGGGGGCGTTAGGCAGTAGGTATGTCATTTGTGTCCCTTACAGAGTGTCGTAAATGTTACCAGCAGACAGCAGATAATGGTAGAGATCAAGAGGAAGGTCATAGCGTTGCTTATCCACGAAGTCGTAGTAAGTACCATCAAAGTGCAAAGTCCAAGTACCCTTGACTCGTCCAGACTTGATGTATGGGTTGACCACCACTTCTGGAGAGGAGTCCACAACAACTGCCTCTGGTTCCTCGGTAAATGCTTCAACTGCTTTTTGTAATGCGCTCATAGAGGTATTCTCCTTATGGTATGAAATTACACTTACTGCTACAACTATACCATAGGGTATATGGAAAGGCCCCCCTTGCGGGGGGCCTTCCCACTAATATCAGAAGCGAGGTACTACCATTACGAGATAGCGCCACCCTTGGTAGCAATAAGAACTCGGCTTTCGTGAGTGATCACACCGAAGCCCCAAATCGAGTACCAAGCGAGGCCATGCTCACGACCGAAGTCAAGAACGCCGCCGTCTCGCAACTCAACTGGGAGGCTGATTGCGTGACCGAATGCGTTGTCACCGATCATAATTCCACCGTAAACGCCCGCTCCCAAGCTGCCTTGGCCACCGATAGCTATACCGGATTCAACCTGAGTGGTCTCAATGAAAACCACGTCGTAGATGCGGCCGATTTCACCAAGCATGAAGTTACCGGGGGCGGCGTACTTCGATACTTCGATGAATTCTGGCCAGTCACGAAGCGAACGGCTCTGGGCTGGGTTCACGAAGCAAACATAAGTATCGCCAATGCGAGGAATGTTTGCCTGAGCAAGAACCGTGACGGCATCCTTGACAGTAGCTGGCGACATGAAACCAGCGTTATAAGCACCGGAAGAACCACCAGTTACAAGGCTAGCGCTAGTAGACGCACTGAGGCTTGCGCTCAGAGTACCTGCATCGTACGGGGCGATTGCGCCACGGACTGAACCCAGCGTGGAGCGGCCGAATATGATGTTAGGAGGGGTAGAGGTAGTCGAACCGAATGGGCAACTGTTGGTGTACAGAGCGTTACGTGCCTCGTAGTCCATGGTCTGCGCCATGTGGCGACCGAGCAAACGCGAGCTTGATGCCATCACGTCATCGAACGCTGCGTTGAGCAACAGTTCGGTAACTGCAACGGCCTTACCGCGCTCTGCCACCGTGATCGAAATCTGGCTAGCGGTGAGGTTAACCGGCTCCATACGAACACCTTCAACGAGCGACGCACCTGCCGAGGCGGAGATGTTGTTATAGCGCATGAAGTTAATCTGCAAACCGGGCTGAACACCAAGTTCCGTCTTCTTAACAGCGAACTGCTCAAAACGAAGGACTGGCATGGCCTGAAAGAGGATCTCTTTCGACCAAATGGTCTGGATAGCGCCGGTAAGACCGAAAGCAGAACCAGAGGTGTAACCGCTAGTGGTAGTAATGTTGGCAGTTGACGTGATAGCGCCGCCTGCGGCTGCGGGGAAGGCCATGTTAAATCCTCCAAGGATTAGGTAGTTATGTTGTTAGGAGTGTTGCAACTCACCCACGATATGGGCGAGTCTGTGCCATGAGCCTGTCTCGTACCTTAGCGTAATCCGCCAATGACATATTCTTAATGTCATTTGCTGTCACTGTCTGCTGCTCCATAATGTTGTCCAGTGGCCCGGTGGGGGCACCCCCAGTTGGGGATACCCCACGCAGTCGCTGCTGTTGCGTTGACTGCTGGATATTCTCAAGCATACTAGAAGATTTAGTTACAAGAGCCGAAATAGCCCTTTCTACTTCTTCTTCTGAATTTCCGAACCCAGATGTCTCTTCCAACAACTGTACAAATTCGGGAACAATAGATTCTGCAACTTCGTTGAGACGGCGGTTCTTATATGAGAGAACTGCTTGGAAGTGCTGCTCTTGAGCAAGGAGTGCTGCTGCTGCGTCGCGCTCAGCTTGAAGAGCATCAATTCTCTGACTCCAGCTATTCTCTGCTGCGGTAAGTTTCTGATTCCATTCTGACTCTTTAACAGAAATCAGTTCTTTGGCAGACAGCTCTTCTTGCTCACGTGCTTTACGAGCTTCGTCCTGACGATTGGCTTCCTCAGCCATAATTCGGGCAGCTTCTTCTCGCTCTTTTGTGTACTGGTCAAGTTGATTGGAAAGGAGGTTTACTCGTTCCTTTTCCTTCTCAATAGTCTGATACAACTTGTCCTTTTCCTGCTTGCGAATAGCCTCTACTTCTTCTTCGGTGAATACTCGACCGGGAGTAGAAGTGTTAGTAGCGGGGGGCGCTTTGGCAGGAACGTCAATAATGAAAGCAGACTCCGAAAGGTCGTTGAGCTGCTCTGGGGTAACTTGCTTAGCTGGCATGGGTTAATCCTCAAGTTGTTTGGCTAATAATGAAATGTATTGGAGACCGTATGGTTAGCTAGGTTCCGGTACTCGGGTTTGGGCAAGCTGCCCACCGAATGCTCGGGTTGTCAATTGGTTTACAACATCTCCATCGACTTGTACGCCGGGGAGAATTCCGTTACCGCCACCAGAAGTGCCGGTACTATTTACACCTTCACCACCGGCTGGTGCTGTCTCAACTGGACCGTATCCACCTTTTCCGGTGGGAGCCACTCCAGTCATAGCCATAACAGCCGCTGATATGTGTGATTGAATCATATCAAGAGCGCCTTGGTCGTAAGCGTCATCTCGCAGTTCTTGATAGATTTCTGCAATCTTTTCATTCGGGAACTCTTCGCCCAAAGCTGCAAGAGCACCACGCTTTGACTCAAGACCAACAGCCATTTTAGCCTGAATTTCGTTGAGCTTAATAAGTACATCAACTGGAAGAGGCTCTGGCCAATGACAGGTAGTCCTGTATGTGTTGGGATTACGGGGGTCAAGAATAGTAAGTTGATCTGACTCTGGGGGCGATGATGATCCGGGAGTCCACTGCAATGTCTCAGGCTTGTGGACTGCTGAGGTACGAATAATCAATTCGTTGATGCGCTCAAGACCCTTAGAGAAATGAACCTTCTTCATAAAGTATCGGTTCATCATTGGCTGGTACTGAATAGCAAGTGCAACGCCTGAGGTGTTACTAATGGGCTGGGTCTTACCGAGGGCTGTCTCGGGGACACCAATCAATTCGTGCATAACCATTTTGATGAATGCGATGTATTGCATGGCTCCAGCCATTTCACCTGAGGACTCAAGGTTGAATACGTGGGCATCTTTGGGTAGACCTGCCCAGACCTTCTTAGCACCTCGCTCCAACTGTGAAGCTTTAGCACCTGTGATAATAGTCACGGGGGCTGAGTGATAATTGATGATGTCTGACACTTCAGTCATCTTGTCGTTTAGCTCACGGTTTAGAGAGATGATATCCCAGATATCAGATTGGCCCCAAGGAGACGATGAGATGGTCACGTTGGGAATATGCACGATTGGAACAGTTCCAATAGGATTTGGATAGCTATCAATCAACTCATCATTGATGTACTGCTCAACCATGTCATCGGTGAGGATCTCCACGAATGTGAATACCTGACGAGTACCTTCTGGAGATGTGCCCCAGAAACGGTACTTCAGCTTAAACCGTTGTAACCGCTCACGGTCATGGGGGTGATACTCGGGAAACGCATGAGCAGGGTTGATCGGGATGATACGGATACGACCGGGGTGCTGGACACCGATGCTGTCTTCCCATGGATCTTCGTAGGCAACCTTAACGAAGCAATCACCAGTAACGCTGGCGAGTTGACCCATCTCCCAAAGAGTGTGAGCCTTGTTGTTATCCACTTCCCAGACATCGTGGAGAAGGCGGGGGATGATAGCTGAGTTCTCTTCGGGGGCACGGAACTGAATGGGCTTTCCAAAGCAGAAGTTGGTGATGTAGTCAGACAGGGCGCGGGTGTAGTTGAGAGTGATTGCCTCTTCGCCCATCTCACGTCGCTGCGAATGGTGGTGACCCAAGTACCACGCCCAGCACGATGCATACCGATTAAGGCGGGGGCCATGGACTTCAAACTCTTCGTCGGCAAGCTCAACCAGCCCCAATGGGGAAATGGCTATTGCAAGATCGCTAGAAGAGGCTCTACCTGAGGGAGACCAGAAGTCCATGGTGCTCGTTTCGTGTATAATGTAGGTCGCTTATATCCTACCACGCAGCGTAAATCTATCTTACCTTTTGAGACGTTATCAATGCAGTCTCAAAGTCCCATCCAGCATCTAATCTCTCCCAGAGTATCTTATATGATACTGCACATCTGGGATCTTCTGCCCACTGAGATAGAGATTGCTCCACCCCGTCAAACAGAACTATCTTGTTATTGCCCTTATTACGGTTCTGTTCGGTGACCGTTGCCCACCTACAGTTCTCTGGGCAGTAGTTGCCGTCAGAGTTGATGCGGTCAATAGTTAGCCCCGGCTCCCAACCTGACTCCATAGCCCACCTACGGAACATGGGGTAGCTATTCCATATAGCTTCTACACGAATACCTCTAGCACCATAGCGGTGGTAACGGTTGTGCTTAGGGTTCTCACAGCGGGCGTGCATTGTAGACCAAACTGGATACAGGTCTTCCTTGGATATGGCTACCTTAGCGAGGGGCTTCCTTCTTGGAAGGGGGTTCTTCTCCATTACGTGAGTGTCTTTATCCCAGCAATGCAAGCGATGGGTATATTGAACGTCCCACGAACGTCTCCCTCTTCAGTCTTGGTATGAGTCACCGTAATGTACTTCTTCGTCTTCTTGACGAGGATTCCTACTGTCACTACCTTCATACCTACAGCTACAGCTTTGGGGGCAACCCACTCACCAAGGTGAGCGTCATGTGCGTCGTGCCATGAGATCTCAACGTAATGAAGTTTAGATGCCATAGATCTTCCCATTATATAAAGCAGCACCATTGTGGAACGGAACCTGCTCGTAGAAGAATCGGTGATCACCATCGGTCTCGTATGTTACTACGCCCAGTCCTTGCTGCCAGTCTTCTACAACTGTGAGGGGGCGACCGTGGAGGTCAAGAGCACCTTTGGTGGAGGGTACTTCGCCAGTGGTCTTAGCGAGACAGCCGGGGGACGCAGCCATGATTGTCTTAGCACCATCCCACTTATCGAACGTCTGCTCTGCCCACTCACGGCGGTGAATGTGACCGTACAGGACGCTCGTCTTCTCGCTGTGCAAGTAGACATGGGCGGTGCTCCCGCTGGACTTTACGCGGGTACCGTGGATGACCTTGAGTCGTTCGTTGACCCAGAACTTGCCAGCAGGATACCCAGCGATGTACTCCACATCGGACTCGTCAAGTCTGCACAGGTGGGGGACGCTGAGAACAGGCCAGCCCTCAGGAGTATTGCCCTGACGGAGACCAAAGGCTGCTGCTGCATTATCTAAAATGTAGTTGCAAAGTCTTTCCTCATGGTTGCCAGCGAGCCACACGATGCGTGCTGATGGGGCAACAGCCCTAATGCGGAACATCAAGGTAGTTGCGTAGTCAATAGCTTCTTGGGTGGTGCGGTTGAATGCTGGGCTAAGCCTGTATTTGCCAAACTCTGGAAGGTCTAGGTTGTCACCGACTAATACGACTAGTTCTGGATTGATCGACTTAGTAATAGAAAGAGCAAGATCAATAGCATCTTCATCGTGGGTTGATACAAGCCCGTCCTTCCCTTGGAAGTATCCTATTTGCATATCGGGCCATATGACTGCCCGCTGAAACTGCAAAGATGCCTTAACAGCTCCTGCTTTAGGAGCTGGGATCTTGACAGATGGGCCGGGTTGTACCACGGGCCATTCGGGGCCGGATTCCCACTTAGGACTAAGGACGATGGAAGCCATGTCCTTAACTTCTAGCTCTTCGTAAGCCTTGCCATTGGCATCGGTCTTACCTACTTTGGCAAGTCCCTGATAAAGACGAACGTCTTTAATACGATGCAGTTGTCCTACGTCACTCGGCTCAATGCCGTTACGGGTAAGAAGATCTCGTATCGCCCCAAGGCCGACAGCGTAATCAAGGTCATTGGCTAATGTCACAGGAGCACCTCTCGTTGATGTGCTCGGAGATTACTGTCCTGCCGATTTCATGCCCCCAAGAACTCAGGGACTGCTCTAGCCATGCAGCAGTAAACGCTCGCTTATGTACCTGAAGGCTCTTATCTTCCCGAGCTTTCTCCACGTACAGAACTAACGCTTCACTGGTCGCTGGGTCAAGAGCCTTAATAAGCTCACCGAGTTTGCATCGCTTGGGAAGCGATCCTTCACCGTGCTTACGAAGAAGATCATCTACAAGTGCCACAGAAGACTCTCCTACTACATATAGGTAATGTCTTACTATAGCCGATATACCACCGTCATGTCAACGTAAGCACGCCGTAACCATTAAAGGTGGGAAGATTACTTGCTAACGGATTTCCTTGCCTTAGAGCACATAGCGCATTTGCATTTGCAGCCCTTCTCTGGCTTACCGGCCTTGCACTTACAATCACATGATGCACACATCAGTTTCACACTTTCTTTGTTGTTAGCAATCCCATGCCCGAAGGGACTTGTTGATTCTACTATTTGGATCATTAGCAGTCTTTGCAGAAGTGTTCTTCTTCTTCATGCCTTCCATACGATCACAGAACGACTCACGTCGTGCAGCACTCTTTGGGGACTTAGCTGCTTCGGCCTTCTTAACGGGGGGTTTCAGGTTGCTTCCGGGGTTGGCCTTCTCGTAGGACTTGCGCCCCTTCTCGTTCAGGCCACCCTTAGGATTCTTACCCTCTGCGCGAGTCCATGCTTCTGACTTAGCCATGCCCATTCCTTACTTAGTTGATGCTCGGAGCTGCCAGCCCCATTTGCTATGCATATCAATACGTTCTGCTAAGAAGTTAGCGATGCCCTGCTCGTCCTCATCCATTGCTGCTTTGAACGTCTTATTCAAACTAGCAATGATGGAGACGTTTGACTTAAGCAGAGCTTTAGCCATAGCGCTAGGGGACTGTTGGGCTGCACCAAAGTCGAAGGTACGAAGGCTCATAAACTGCTTCAGAGCAAAGGGGGCGTACTGGTCAAGTTTGCGAATGTTCTCAGCAATGGGGTCGATGGAGGAATACACATCCTCATAGATCGACTCAAAGAGAGAGTGATACTGAGAGAAGTCCTGACCCTCTACGTTCCAGTGGTAACCATGCGCCTGAAAATACATGGTTACCGCATCTCCCAAAAGGGATGAAAGGGCTTCAGTTAGCTTGCTCATGTTGAGCTATATCTCAGCCTTCGACGCGCATCTTATTGGGTCGAGCCTGATGACCGCCGCTGTTGAACGCACGCTCCCAGCCGCCCAACGACGAACCGACATCGCCACTCTGTGTACCGATAACGAAGTCGCTCAGAACTTCAGGAGCCTCAACCCATGCAGCCGAGCCGATGTGGGCGCGCTCACGCATGGTGACTTCTGCACGCTTGTAGTTCGACTCCACGATCTGATGATTGCGGCTGTCGCCTGCGGTGTCTTGGTATGCGCCAATGCCAAAGTCGCGAGGAACATCGGTCTCGGTAGCAACGCCTTCTTCAAAACGAAGAGGGCCACGGTTGCCGGGGATGTTTGGAGCCATGGTGCGCTCAAAGACATTAATGCCTTTTTCTGGTGCGCCATTCGATGGTGAAATTGCCATGTGGATTCCTCCTAGAGGGTTTACTGTAGTATAAGAGTAGCACATATGAGCTTATATGAGGTGAAAACCTGTAGCCTCTGGATATATAAGATCAGCGGAAGAACGGGTTATCTGATGCAGTTACAGTGGGCATGGTGTCACGTATGGACATGGAGCACGCAATGGCTAAAGAATCGGGGTAGTCGTCAAAGGCACCCCTCTCGTCGGGGGCAGCAGCCAACATGTACGGACCTCGCTGCACCTTCTCAAGGTCGCTCATCTGCTGGTTGAACCTCTTCCAAGGTCGGGTGCGGCGAGCTTTACTATGGCCGGGTACCAACATCTGGTCTCGCTGAATCAACTGAGTCAAATGAGTCCATCGGTCGTTCTGAGTTTTCGCATCTGACGAAACAGACACGACCTCACATTGCGGGAGCAAAAGAGCTAAACGCTCGGCTACAGCACCGCCAACGCCTTGAGCATCGACCCCCACTCGGAGGATGTTGTATTGACGTAGGAAGTCAACGATCTCAAAGTACTGAGTCTCCCACTCCACATTGTTGATCTCCAACCAGTTGAGTACTCGGTGCTCATAGAACCCAAAGCCGTCTGGATGATCCCAGTCAACCCAAACGGGGGTGACGATGGTGGAGTCGTTACTACGAGCAACGTCGATACCTACAACAATGGGGGTCTTCCACCAAGTCTTGACAAGTCCCATCGACGGGTCGTACATCCGCTCAAGGCGCTCATCCGACACGAACATGCCCTTCTCCAGAAGCCACTGGTTCGCATACGACATGCGGAACTCATCGGAGTCCTCACCGATACGAAGCTTCTCTTTGGCAATGTACTTAGCGTAGTTAGGGTTGTATTTGGCTGCGATCTTCCAGTCATACTCATGGTGTGACTGGCGGTGGCCGCGGGCGCTGTTGATGTCTCGTCGCCTGTTGTACTGGATAGCTGCGTAGAAGTATGACTTCTCTCGACGGGCGGTTCCACCAAGTACAAGGGTTCCGTTGTTCCACGCAAGCATGGGCTTGATGGAACGCTTAATCATGCCCTCGTCTGCTTCTTGGGCCTCGTCAATGAACGCAAAGTGATACGTCTTAGATTCAATCTTTGCCTTGGGGTTGCAGGTCTGCATACGGCAGAACGAACCGCTACGACGCAGGGAGATGATCTTTCCCTTACCTCGGCTACCTCCCGCATGAGCCTTATCGTCAATCTCTGGATCTAAGAGAAAGTCAACTGCGTGGTCACTCGTCAGCTTAGATACGACTCGTCCAAACACTGTATCTGCCTGATCTTCGGTGGGGGCGAACACGCCTACCATGAATCCCTGTTTGAACTTGCCTAACCATACGGGATAGACATCAGCCAAGCGAGGGAGAATAACCATCAGCCCAGCGATGACATTAGAGAGAATCTCGGACTTGCCGCTCTGACGAGTAGCGATGATAGTCTTCTCTTCACCATCACCAAGGACGATGCTTTCGATGATGTTGTACGCAATAGGTGCTTGATATGGAAAGAACTTAGTATCACAAAAGGTTTCAATGAATACAAGCAGCTTCTTGACAAGATCGTCTACAAATTCAGAACTAGTTTCATCTAGGGCTGACTTGTCTTCCTCGTCATCTACGTCAGAAGCAATAGTGCTCATCTATGCCCCTCTTGCCTGAAGTTCAGTCCATATAGCATAAAACGCATCAATGCACATTGTCACTTCTTCTGGGTCTCCTTTATGGAAGCGCCACCTGTCGGTAGCCACTCCAAGAGACATCGCTGTCGTATCCAACCATCCAAGAAGCATTGGTGTCTCAGTCTTGCTAGCCCTCCTCACCATTTGAGGGGAAACAATCCTCTTGATGGGCTTACGTCGAAACTTACCCACGCTTGGCGGCATCGTGGTATACGCCAGATTCATCGTAGTAACCAATTTCTCTGCCCTCAAGGACATTCATTACTCCGGTGAATTCATCGTCGGTTTGAACACCACTTCGGCAGATACCAAATTGGAATGTATGAGTACCAAAACGTACCTGAATACCATGTCCCTGTTTCCACGGGGGGGAAAGTTGCCACGCTCGCGCCCTAAAGGATATGAAAGAACTACCGGGAACACCGTTATCTCGGGTAACCCAATACACGGGACCGAAGTATTGGAATAGGTTCATAGAACCACGAAAGACCATGTATGAGAGCAGGGCAGAATAGAGTGCTAAAAAAAGCATTACTACAGTAAACATTTATACTCCTGTGAACATGTCCATCTCTGAACTGGATGCTGGATAGTGAGAGGTGTAGTTTAAGGTTGAGTTGATGTATTTGCCCTTTGAGGGGGCGGCATCAAAAGCTTCAAATAGTGCTGGGTATACATCATCATACACCCAAGGTGTCTTGCCGTTCTGCCAAGTGATGTAAAGAGAATTAGAACTGTAGTCGTACATGTAGGCACGTACTCGGGAGGAATCTGGGTATTTCCATGGAGTAGTGAGTGGAGTAGCTGGCGGCTTGTTTTCACCGAACAGGCCACGACCGTAGTTCTGTGTCTGCTCAGGGTCGAACTGGTCAGTAAGCCTATCTTTTCCCCAACTACCAAGTCCAGACTGCTTAGCTGGCCCAGCCTGTTTCGGGGAACGGGGGTTACGAGTTACCATGTCCGCAGCTTACCCTAGTGGATTACTACTCGTTCTTGGGTTTTAGCTATTTGCTCCCGAGAACGTGCAATGTTTATGTCGGTAACCTGAGTGTGAGTAAGAGCCACATTCTTGGATGGGGTCACCTTAGTGCGTACCACAGCAGAGATAGCGGCAATCCACCCAGAGAGGGCTACCGAAATAGCTCCAACTAGCTGGGGATCTACCTTGAAGTAGAGCAGGATAGCGATGGTGGACACTGCGGCAGAGTTGATCAATCCGCCAATAGCTACAGGTTCATTCGATACAGCCATGCCATTCTCCTATCTAAGTTTCTGGGGGATCTAACCCGTCTATGCGGTCTTCAAGTGCTTCAGTCCTATGTACTAGCTTATCTACAGCATCTCGGAGAGATGAACCACCGTTTGGCCGAAGTTCTTTCTCCACAAAGTCTACTGCCGCCATAATGCGATGTTGACGCTCTAAGAATCCCCGCACACCCCACACAAATGGCTTAACAGTATAACGATATATGATACCTATAGACACAAGTGTTGCTGATATCAGTATCAGTACGTTGGCAGGTTCTTGCCAAAAGATCGTAGAAAGAAGGGAAGACATAGCTATGGGCTACCTCCGAGAACGTGTACATGTACTCTTGTGTACACATGTCCCTATGCTACTACAGGCCAGAGGTTCTTCACTAAAAGAATGTGACCAAAGTCATATCTACTTTAGATTTTATGCGTTGATAGTTACCCACTGAGATGTAGTGGGGTCGTAAGCCTTAGCGCGGTAGTCAACGCCCCAAGATCCCCCATTCCACATCCTCTCATACTTAGGTGCCCACGCAGTGCCGTTCCATACCTTGGCTCGTAGTAGCAGTTCCAACTTAGCCACATTGAGTAAATACAACGTACTAGTAGAAGAAATGCTAGAAACAAGTATAAGAGCGTAAGAGGTAACTACCGATAGAGGTATTGCTGTGGTTGATCTGTTTATAGGGGCCGTTACGTTCCCAGTTGCCTTAAACGTAATAGCGTTAGGAGTAGCTACAGCAGCTACAACGGGGGCCTGAGCCGTAGATACTACGTATGCTGAAGTAGAAATGGCTGTAGCTAAACACGGTATGACGGAAGAGGAAGCTATACGGGAAGAGGAGACAACAGGAGAAATGGGGGAAGACAGGCATATCAAAGTGCTAGTTGAAACGCTAGCCGTCGAACTTAAAGTAAGGGAATATGTAGTTACAGAGGAAGAAACAACGGGGGAAGTAATCGTTATTCCAGAAGTTACTGGGGTAGTAGATAGAGACGACGACGTTGAGATAGTAGAAGAAGTGACGCTAGCCGTAGTGCTCAACGCTGGCGTTACCGCTGAAGATGACGTTGAGATAGTAGGAGAAGTGACACTGGCAGAAGTACTCAACGCTGGCGTTACCGCTGAAGATGACGTTGAAATTGTAGACGAAGTGACGCTAGCCGTAGTTTTTAGCGAAGGTGATATCGCTGACGATGAAGTTGAAATTGTAGGAGAAGTGACGCTAGCTGTAGTGCTCAACGCTGGCGTTACCACCGATGATGTCGTTGAGATAGTGCTAGGGGTAATAGTCGTACTAACAGAACTAGAGAATGTTACGGATATAGAGGAACAAGTACTCAGCGAAGAGATAGTAGGAGAAGTGACGCTAGCTGTAGTGCTCAACGCTGGCGTTACCGCTGAGGATGACGTTGAAATAGTGGATGCCGGTACTGGTATAGCAGTACTCAACGCTGGCGTTACCGCTGAAGATGACGTTGAAATTGTAGACGAAGTGACGCTAGCCGTAGTGCTCAACGCTGGCGTTACCGCTGAGGATGACGTTGAAATTGTAGACGAAGTGACGCTAGCCGTAGTTTTTAGCGAAGGTGATATCGCTGAAGATGAAGTTGAAATCGTAGACGAAGTGACGCTGGCATAAGTACTCAGCGCTGGCGTTACCGCTGACGATGACGTTGAGATAGTAGAAGATGATACGGACGCTGCTGACGATACAAGAGCCGTGGGAAGAGAAGACAGCGCCCCAATGGTTGAGACGTTGATCGTAGTGGTAGGTGCAGATGTCGTTGCTGGCAGTTCAAAGTCAGCCCAAGAAACTACTAGTTGCTTGGATGCTGCCCCAAAGAAGGTACCAGTTATCCATAGCTCAAGGGAAGTAGTCGAAGTTATAGCTGAGGATTCAGCGAGCGTTAGGTACCTAGTGAAGATTTGGAAGCTACTGGATACAACAGCGCTAAGGGTTGCACGTAAAACCCCTGACTCACGCAGTTCAGCGGTGAGTACACCTGCACCGTCCCCCCCTACTCCTTTAGCTCTTATGTTTATAAGCCCATAGAAGGGGGCGGAGGTACCATCGTTGAGTAGAAAGTCACTCCCATCCTGCTGAATAAGAGTATCTACTCCGTTTTGGAGCAGGAAGGATGACACAGTACTCCTCTAACTAACTAAGTTGAAGAGGAAATGTTGCAGCCAAATACCGTAAATCCACTACCTGCCTTCATCTGGCAACCACTACCTCCACCCTCATCAAACACAAGCATGGATACTCTATTCATAGTAAAGTACGCGTATCCTCCACCATTCCCAGAAAATGACATAATGTCGTTATAGGTAACATTACTCCAGTTGTACCAATGTGTGGTACTAGCAAAAGTTGGAAACTTGTAAGTGGCGGTTATATGCCTAGAAGTTACAGATTTTGGAGATGCACCTGCGCTTGGAGGACTCTTTATATACATAGTTCCGGCAGAAGGAGTACTTTGAATAAATCCAGCATTGGCTTGAATGAAGGGTTCACCTATTGCTGAGGAATCGTCAAGGATCACCGCCCATGGATAAGGGTAAAGCAGGTAGTCTTGCCACTGCTGGCCAGTGGTATAATGTGGCCTATAAGCATAATACATGTTTTGATCTGTGTTAAACGATTCAAGTCCTGAGGTAAAGAATAGTCTTCCACTAGGAACACTTCCAGTAAGACCTGTGCATTTCCAGCAAATCATAAGAAAATCTGTTGTAGGCCATTGCAGGGATAATGCCTGAGTATCAACATCTGCTTCTACAGTTCCTAAATTAACCCAGTTTTTATAGTCCAATGTTACACCCCCATGCTATGAAGCCGGATTTAGCTTGTAGTAAAGATCCGTTAGCTGTGTAAAATTCAATAGAAGATATATCAGAAGATGATTTGTAGTCTCCAGCTCCTAGTAACTCAATGCCAAGTGGGTTGGTATACGCAGAGTAGTTCATTGTGCTATTAGCTATAGTCATAAGGTTATGACCAGTACTAGGCATCGTAGTTATATGTATTGATCCAGATTGACTAACGTATATACCTGATTGAAACGCTGATATACGAATACCTGAGGCGGAGGGGGATGTAAACTCAGTGGGGGCGAGTAGCATGTTAGATGAAGTGTATCCAATTACGTGATTTGCGTAACTAGCACCAGTTTCTCCGTTAAACCTGACAAGTATGTCGTCATTACCGCCTGAACCATCGTCTACTCCTGTAAAACTGTAGTAGAGATGGATGAAATCTACGGAGCTTATATATACAGGACCTGTGGATATGGCGGGGCCTTGCAGATACGTTTTTCCTAACTCAAACCAGTTTAAGGAACCTAAAGCCATGTTATCTCTCCCACCATCCAACTTCTAGGTCTAGAGTAGACGGTGTAAGAACAGTACTGTTACACCAAATATGAAATGCCATAAACTGACCGGGACCAAGAATAAGTGGACCTGTCGATGCAGCGTACTGACCAGCTAGAGATGCTGAGTACGATTGACCTTCACTTTTATGGTCACCAAAATCTAAGGTATATACATCACCTAAAACATATGGAGAAAGAGTTGCCGTTCCAGCATCCTTAAACTTACCACGTGCATGAATATTTAGCTTTGATCCTGAGAACCCTCCTAGCGTTAGCAGGTTTCCAGAAGTAGCCGAGGTAGCGGTAGACGAATATACTTTTGCAATGGGAGATGTAGTAACTACGGAGTTAGTAGAGTATGTAATTAGGGCAGTAGCACCGGCAGATGCTGACCCAAACCTATCGTATGGGTTGGTAGTGACTGCGTAAAGAACTTTGGCACCAGCTAGTGCTGAGTTGGAGGAAGTCATGGCTACGCGGATATAGTCTATGGATATGTTATGCATCGGATTACCGCTTGAATTAACAATAGCCATAGTAGCTGAGGAATCATTAAGTTTTGAGTCAGCGGCAGCTATCGAAGCAATATGAGATCCAAATGATGCGTTTCCTGCTGGGGTACTTGCCTTAAAGTATGCCCCTTCGTCTGATATGCAACTATGGTTATCAAGCAACTGAATAGTCTTAAGTTCACCTCTATGCGTAAGAGATAAGTTTAAGTTAGAAGTATCGGATGCTGACGTTGGCTTGTCTCTGCTTGTAAGACCTAAGAATTTTGGCATTTATCTCTCCCACCATGCTATTTCATATTCCATATGAACGGGGTTGGACACTGCTCCATAGCCGGGATACCATAAATAAAATAGAAAAGAACTACCACCAGCTATAACTACGGGTCCAGAAGATGCTGGGACTGACTTAGACGTGCCGGATACGAAGGCAGTTGACGATGCGATATGATCTCCAAAATCCACAGTGTACATATCCCCAGCAGTTGGTATACCGACTGTTGAGGAGTTAGTTGAAGCTGCCGATCTAAACATATGACGGAATACAGTTCGATAGCTAGCAGATGTGGAGGCAGATATCCTATTAGAGTTAGCTAAGGTTAACGTGGTAACACCATTACCAAACCATAAGGACGTATTAGAGGCTAGTTGGTTATTTACGTTCGCATTAAATGGGGAAGATACCAAGCCACCTGATCTGTATGCATTAGTTGGATCAAGCCAAGCAACGCATTGAACTCCTGTAGCAGTTGATGCTCCTGTCGTATTAGTGGATACAGAACTATTAGAAGAACTATTAGAAACTACCCCTATGCGTATATAGTCCAAAAATATCCTTTTACCACCTACTGGGCTGTTGTTGTACATCATAAACACGGGACTAGCAGGAGTAAATGAGGATGTGGTAGTTGTATAAACCCCTGTAACTGAGGTAAAGGAGGGGGCGGTTCCTGCGGAAGCAGTGAATCCGTATGTAGCTTTGAAGTAGCTTCCTTCATCTGCTAATGCATTATGAGAGTCCCCTAATTGAATTGTGTAAGTATCACCTAAATGCGATACACGTTGCTGTAGTTGCAGGTACTCAACGCTAGCGGACGTTGGCTTAGTCCGTAACACACGACCATATACTCTTGGCATCTATCGTTCCCACCAACCTATTTCGTATTCAAAGGAGGGAGCAGCAGCAGCAGGATACCATAAGTAAAAAAGGAGGGAGTGGCCGGGACCGATAACTGCTGGTCCTACGGAAAGAGCGTAGGCTCCAGCGGAAGATCCAGTAAGCGATCCAGATCCAGCAGAGTGCTCCCCAAAATCCATAGCATAGATATCCCCTTGGACTAGTGGAGACGTTAAAGTAGCTTGAGTCTTAAAAGGACTACGAACTATTTGCTTAGGGTTACCAGTGGAGCTACATACAAGTCCGCCTCCTAGTAAAAAAGTAGAAACCGTACTAACGGAAGATGCCGAATTAACATTGAATACGTTTCCTGCCGACCCACCTGATGTATACCTACTGGTAACAGTATTATCATCTAGAACTACTGCACATTGAATAGATTGACTGGCAGCGGAAGCTCCAGTAGCAGAGGCTACGAACAAGCGCACGTAGTCAAGAAACACCCTCTTACCAGTAGCTGCTCCTGACGCATTTGTAAGAATAAACACTGGGGAAGCCGCTGTATACGTAGAGACTGATGCTGCCAAGACACCAGATCCAAAGGTGGAACTGGCGTTGGTAGCCTTGAAGTAGCTTCCTTCATCGGCAAGTGAACTGTGGTTATCACCGAGTTGTGTTGTGACAAGATCACCGTAACCAGTGACTCTCTGCTGAACTTGAGTGTTGTCGGAGTTAATGATTGGGAGTGCTCTAGATACTTTTCCAAAGATTTGTGGCATTGTCTATCCGATCAGGTAACAAAGGACGATGGTTTCGGTTGGATTGGATTCAGTGGGGTCGCCCATACCCCAGTCAAGACACGCAATATCAACGTCAAATCCGGTACTAGCAATTATGTTGCACACATTAGCTATGTACATATAGCCCAAGTTGTCAGAATCTAATGAAGTAGAGGGGCGCTGGACACTAACAACTATCTTAGAATCTGAGGCAACGGTAACGTCTGGAACATTAAACCTAACGTAGGGATCGCCTGTGAAGGTGTACGAGTAAGTACCAATCATGGATTTACGGAGATTAGCTACCGTAACTTTGTTGTCCGCTGGGGTACTACCGGGAGTTACCACGACTGGGAGAACGGCATCAAATGCTACGGAAGTAGCTTCGGTTAAGGCTTGAATCTTCTGACTAGCCACCAACTACCTCTCTCTCGTATAAGTATCCATATCCTATCAGACTAGAGTTAGCGCCAACTTAGCTATAGACGTTGTGCCATAGGTAAGTGCCTCTGAGGTTATGAAGTCTGAGTCGTCGTAGGCTGCTTCGTCCACCTTTGACCAAAGGGGAGAAATTGTCCAAGATCCAGAGAAAGTGTCACCAGTTGGACGTAGGTACCTACGATCCGTAAGTGCTACAACACTACCGTATGCAACTACCCCATAAATAGAAGGAGCACCAGCAAGAACAACGCTAAACAAAGAAACACTAGATAGGGATGAGGATGTAGAAATGGTGCTAGGAAGAACAATGTTGTTAATTCCTACATTAGGAGAAACAACACTAGCTGCCGAGGTAATCGTTGAGACGGAAATATTTACACTAGAAGATACAAGTGCCTGAGCTACGGATGATGAGGTATCTACCGTTGGAGCAGTAGGGGCGGCAGGATTAAATACTCCGCCAGAACTTAAGAGAAGGATTACAGACATTTAACGCCTTGTGCGTACAGGTATGGTGGTCTGTACCAGTGAGGGTCGAGGACAGCGTTCTAAGGTGGTCAAAGTTCCACCAACAGTTGGAGCAATTTGAGAATAAATGCTAGAAACAGGAGTCCAGTCGTATGGAGGAGTTGTCAAGTTAAATAAAGTACGATTTGGTAGAGGATCAGACATGGGAGAAATAGGGGAACTAAGCCATGCTGGAGTAACTATTGACTCTAGTATCAGTTGTTCCTCTAAGGAAGTAATAGTTCCTACGGTAGCAATTTGGTAAATACTGGTAACTGGACCAAATCCTTCAAAGTTATCTAACTGACCAATAAATGGGGTTGTTAAGGCAGATGTATTACCTATTTGACTAATAAAAGCGGTAGTAGCAATAGTTGAGGCTGCTGCCGGAACATTAGCGGTTAACGTAGCCGCCACGGGAGGATCAGTGGTAGACCCAAGCCACAGTCGGACAGCTTGCGATATGGGAGCGGTAGTAGTTGTAGTCACTAAGCAAAAAAACCTCCACTCATTAACTACGACAGCAGCTCCAGAGGTCGTGTAACTAGCTGAGGTATCAGCTAAGGTACTGCTGTTAATCCTAGAGAGAACGAATAGTAATTCCGATGATCCGGTTAAAGACAAGGTATTATTTGCTGCTGCAAAAAGAGGTCTTCCCGACGTGAATGTTGTCGGCTTAAACCACCCCCACATATAGGTAGAAGAGCCAGCTCCATAACCTACTCTAGCGCTATTAACTGCCGTAAATTGAAGCACGTCACCAGTGGTCGCTCCAAAAGTGACCGCCATGTCAGTTTCTTTCTACATAGACATTTAGTGTAAGTATGTTTGCGGTAGCAAACGTAACACCAGATCGACCAATTATGTATGCAAATAACGAGGTACTGCCAGAAGCACAAACATACGGTATAGCAATGTTTATTGCTTGAGAAATACGTCCAGCAGATGCTGCTGTAGCTCCAAGTGCATAAGCTCCAGCAGCTTGAGCTACACCTTGTACTTTAGTATAATCTGTAAGGGGAGAAAAGCTAAAGGCTGTGTTGTTGCCACTAACAGTAGTAAATGATGAGTTAGTAAAAAGAATATCTACAGCACCTAAAACTATTCCTGAGGCTAACACGTTAGCTCCTACTATAGTTCCAGAACCACCTGCAATAGTTGCGGCATTAGCAATAGTGCTTACTCCACCGATAGAGTTTCCAGAACTATAAGATGAGGCGGTATTAGCTACCGCAACGGATATTACTTGAAGATCTCTACGAGCAACGATATTCAGTGATCCCGCCAGTGTTCCTGCGGAACCTGCTGTAATGGGGGCCAACCCACCGTTTGTCCCATCAACAAGCTTCATGTACTGAACATGACCTACTGCTGGGTTACCCGTGACCTGCACTTCGTCGGTAGCTACCGTGGTACCAGCACCTGCCGTGATGGAGATATTGTCAGCCACGGGTTAAACCGTAATAGTAAATAGGGTGTTGTTAGTAGCAGTGATAGTAAGGGTTCCCGACGTAACACCGTAGCTAGACCCACCAAAGTACCAGAACCCAACACCTGCACTAGCAGCCGAGCCGCCACCAGCGGTGGTTGTATTAGGGAAGTAAATGAACATGCCACCTACGTTAGACAAGGTAACAGCAGAGGCGTTAGACGTAGGTAAGCACTGGAATCCGACGGAACAGCCTGTCGCAAAATCCGTTCGGGCAAGGGATGGAGTATTTATATCCCTTCCACCTACTACCCAATCAGTGGCGTTAGTTCCAACTGACCCATACACCTGAGCACTAGCAGCATTTCCGGTACCAGCAGATCCACTAGTGCTACCAAGCGCTGTCCAAGGAGAACCAACACCTCCATACCCAAGTAGTGCTCCTGTCGCAGATGCGCTTGGCGTAACAGAAAGATCATACAACGCCATTCGGGCACATGATCCAGCCGTCGTCTGGTTAAAGTCCATAGCAATAGATGCTGCGGTGTAGTTAAACGCAAGAATGTCAAGAAGACTTTGAGCTATAAGATGAGAACCTGCGGATGACGCAGTAAGACCCGACCATGCCATAGTTAATTACCCTTCAAAAGAGAAACTGCTTCTGAAGAGGAAGCAAGAGTATCGACGTTAATGGAAGTAAGCCCTTCAGTGGGAGGGGGGGCATCCACTGCTGCTATGTAATCACGGATACCGCCCCAGTACAGGCTCAATGCTCCCCACTCCTGTGAAGCCGCCAGCCAACGATCACCATCGGTGTGGCGTGTTTCCCGAGCTTCTTCAAGTTCGACCACAATAGGGGTAATAGATTGATAAAAGGCAAGATCGTTTTGTAGCTTCTCTATGTGTGAAGTCATATCTAGTCCATGTCTCCCATGCTCAACTTCTTTTGAATAGTGGGGGCTACTATCGTGGCATCAACTCGTCCAGACCAATGCTCGGTATGGAACCCTCCAATAGCGCCGTTGTCTTCACGGCGAACTGGAATGTCACGATTTGTACCCGCGTAGCGCCCGTATCTAACTTGACGTTGCCCCACACCAATCTTGGCTTGAAACTCATTCATTGGTATATCATACAACTATACGAGGTATCAGGGGGGCCAAAACCCCCATGAGGATGATCAAACTTGCTGGATGGTCGCCACAACTGACGAGGTAGTCGGACTATACGCAGTAACAGGTGGGGTGTCCAGAACTATCCCTGAGTTGATAGTTGAAGCCACATCAGATGCCCATATGAACTGAAAGTACTGTCCAGCAGTGAATGGGTGGATGAAGTTCCACCCAGACACAATATGACCCTCATTACCGGGCACTGTAACTACTCCAGTAGATCCGACCCATGGGGTACCGTCAATGCTAATCCAAATACGAACATCTGTGGCGACGTTGTTTTGGTGGTTAGTAAACTGCCCAGACCACTGAAAGTTGTACACACCTGTTCGACTAATAGTTATCCTGCTACCATTTACAAGTGAGATTCCGTTTGTGGAATCTAACCCATCAAACATTATGGGTTGACCAGTACTTGCTGAGGTACACCATTGCCGAGCTGTGGAGTACAGAGACCCATAATGCCCAAGCGCCCCGTTAGAAACAATAGGAACACTGGTATCAACCCATACTAAAGTTGTATCGGCGGGGGCCGTGGGACCCACATATACGCCGGGATCTCCGGTATCCCCTTTTGCACCAGCAGCACCAGCAGGTCCTGACTGCCCAACATCAGCGGCTATGACCGTACTGACTTGGACGTGAGTGACTACCTCTTGGTTGGACTTGGTAGTGACTACAGACCTAATGGGGGGCTGAGTCTCAGAAACCCCCCCACCTGATTGTGAAGTAGAGACAGTATCAGGGGAAGAGGTTGTAGTTACAGTCCTTACAGGGGGCTTAACTACAGATACTGTGGTCACGTGGATCTATCAGTAATCGAAGCCACTACAACAAGCGTGCCAGTGGCTACGGTATCCCAATCACCTGCCGCGTCCATTGCTTGTATATCAAATGGATAGCTTCCAGCGGCAATGGTATTAGTGTCTGAGATGTGCATCGTCAGACTTGTTCCTGTTTTAGGAGCAAGGTACCCGCGGGTGTAGGTTGGAGTGAGAGCTACAACAGTCGATTCAGAAGGAGCAGTCGCATACCATTTAAGGTCAAGGGCAATAGCGCTTGCTGAGGTCCTCGCCTGCATACGAGCACTAGCGGCAGTAATAAGAGACCCAGACGAATCAGTCCAAGAGAAGTCAAGACGGTAGTCAGTACGCTGACGGTAGGTGATCTGCATGTCGAACGTGCCCTCCAATGGGGTGATCTGAGCGATAGTGGATACCTCTATGGTGCCAGTTTCGATGGTCCTCAGTCGGACAGCATCAGCTACGACATCGTAAGAGTACGTACCATCAACTAGGTCTGAAGTCTCTGCCTCAGACATAACCAGCAAAATACTGCCACGATAAGAGTCAACCACGCACGTAATGGGGATCTTTATATTGGAAGTAGATGCTTGCATCATTGCAGAAGCCACAGTAACGGGGACGATCCTACGGGTGCGTTTATCTTTGACGATAATAAGACGCTGCCAGTACTCACCTCTACGTATATGTCGGGTTGAACTTTGAAGCATCCCCATATGATATCAGAGCGAAGGGGGCTGGGGGTCCCCATCACAACATGTAGTCCTCATTCCACATTGTTTACATTTGGAGTGAGCGTGTTCTGGGACAAGAGGTCCTCCACCGCAGAAGTCACATTGTCTTGAGTCTTCCATTTGTTGACCCCTTCCATCCAGTCTGGCCTCTGCCGAGCATAGCTCAAAGAGGGAACCTCAGCGACGTTAACACCGGCAACAGCCTCTGGAACGATGTTAAACATCTGCATTTGACCGTCAGGTTGGGCAGGGGGGTTGTAGTCGATGCGTTGGTTGGTGCAGGAAATGACAATACCGGGGGCATTTTCATACTCGTTGAGGATTCCAAGAAGTTGGTACCCAGCGCTATCAGGTGCGGTTTTGAACCATGTGATGAGGTTGGATGACATGGGGAGCACCTTACCACCATCATCTCTAAAAAGTCAAGATCCCAAAACCCCCAGACCCTTCACGACAGCGCTATTTGACACGGGTCCTAAAAATGTGTACAATGCGAGCGGAGCGAGCCAAGTAGTAGTGGAAGCGATGAGCCGTAGGCTCACCACCACGTGAACGTCAGGGCCTTGGGGGTAGGGGTAATCTCTTGTTCAACCCCTACTTCAGTGGAGTTAAGGTGAAGTCTGCCTAAATCCATGTCATAATAGAGTAAGCTACGTATTCCCCTTAACGGAAGGAACTGTATGACTACCCCAGAATGGATTGAAAGTGATGACGAATTTGAAGGTGTTGGAGCGCACCGAGACAATCCCCGCTACACCCCCGTTGACGAACCCGGCTACAACCCAGAAACAGGGGTTCCACAATGACTATCACAGCAGCAGAACTAGTACACCGTTTGGACGGGCCGGATTGCTCACATTACCAATCGGATGCTGGGCACTTAGATCTCTCTGTGACCAGAGCCGTGCCAACTCACTTTCTCGGTTGGAAAGCAACTCAAAGCACCGCGTACATCGACCCATCATTTAACACGTTCCGAGGTATTGCTTCGGCTCTTAAGTTCAACTGGGTGCTCCCCTACCACTGGCTCAGTTCCACTACTGATCCAGTAGCTCAGGCTGACCATTACCTCGCAGCAGTCGGTACTTTCCGACCAAGCGAAGGGGCGATGCTTGACGCTGAAGAGGCAGGTATTACTGTCGAAAAGTGCCTCGCATGGCTTGAGCGCGTTGAGGATGTTACTCATCGTCCTTCGTCTGTGTACACGGGTATTTACGTTGCGGGGGGCAGTATTTGGAAAGATGCTCGTATCCGCACCTCAAAGTACGGTCCCCGTATGATGCATCTTGCTGCATATGTTTCCTCGGATAACCTCGTAGCCCGTCTAACAGCACTTGGTTTGCTTGAACTTCCTATTGATGCTTGGCAGTGGTCATCGAATGGTCCAGTTCCCGGCATTACTGGTCGCTGCGACATGAATGCAGTATTCAACCTCAAGGGTTACGACTCCATCGTTGCCCCTGCTCCACCTCCTGCACCTTGGCCCCCATTTGATCCAGTGAATGGTAAGTGGGGACTTTACCCAATCGCAGTCAAACCAGTCATCAAAGAAGGTGCCCAAGGCACTAACAAGGATCTGGTGCGGTACCTGCAAGGAGTCATCTTGGTTAAGGCTGGTGGCGCTATCGTTGTTGACGGTACTTTTGGCCCCCAGACGACAAAGCGAGTCAAAGACTTCCAGAAGTTCTTCGGCCTTTACATTGACGGAATTGTTGGACCCAAGACTTGGGCCGCGATAGATTACGTGTCACAACGCTAGTATCAATAGGTATCAATATACCTATACCGATATCAGTGACTGGTGTCACTTTTGGTAATAAGAAAAGCCCCCCAAATGGGGGGCTTTTCCATTGATACCGTTAAACCCTTAGGCCCAAGGATTGGGACGGTAAATCTCGTATGGGACATACGGTGGATACGGGTTCTTAG